GTATATATCTCTATATATCTATGTATCTATATATCACTATATATATATATATATATAATATTTATACTATATTTATTTCTTTTTCTCTTTTTCTTTTCTTTCTTTGGTTCTTTCTTTCTTTTCTTTTTCTCTTTTTCTTTATTACTCTATAAATGTCCATAACAGAAACTCTATTCTCTGCTTTAATAAAGTAATCTGTATCTGTAAATACAATATACTACATTTAATCTTATTTGTCAATACCTAAATTCAAAATTCAAATATGTTTTTTAAAATCTTGATATAGAATAATCAAAAACTCTTCATCGGTTTTTCAAAAACCTATGATAAGATATCAAATATCTATGCTTATTTTCAGTCTCTGTAAAAAAGATTTATAAACGCTATCAGTAAATAGGCAATTTTGAAATTGGAAATCATTTTCATTTTCATTTTTTGATTTTCAGTTTATATATATAATTATCTGTTTATTTTTTTATTTTTAGTTAGCAAAAATAGGGGTAGGGGGTATATGTTTTGGTGGTAAAATGTGGGTAAAAGTGGGAGTTAGTGTGGTGTGGGAATAGGATGGGAATGGTGTGGGATAGTTCTTTTCCCCCTAATTTCCCCTTAAAATTGCGCATATGCTCACTTTTTAAACACAAACGCTCACAAAACGCTCATTTTTAAAAACGTTTCACGTGAAACATTTTAAACCATAAAATATAGGGGGGAGGGGTATATTGGGTATAATCTACTACCTAGTAAAAATTTTAAAAAAAATACTATATAGTAGATTTTAAAAATTATTTACTATATAGTAAATTTTTCTAAGACAATAAAAAAAGACAATCATAAAACTGATTGCCAATTTTCAATTTTAGTTTTTGCAATAGGGTATCATTTTAGTTTTGCAATTAGTGTAATCTTATACACTTGAATTGTCCCTTTGTCTTGCAACAATTACACCTTACATTTGAACCACCATCACGCTCTACTAACTTTACAATTCTAGTTTCTCTCTTGTATCTTGCAACTCTCTTATTGCAAACGTTACACCAAATTTCATATTTGAATTTCTGTTCTGGTAATTCAACTCCGTATTTTGAACTATCTGTTGTACGAGAAATATGATATCCGTATTTATTATTAATAATGCTTGCATAGTATTTAAATGTTTTGCCATGGTTAAAACATCCATCCATTGTATGAATTAATTCGTGTAAAAGAGTCTGAATAATAATATCTTCGTCCGCTTTATCTTGGAATAAACACGGGTTTAAAGATATGGTAAATGTACCATCAAAATTTCCCCACCAATCTGTATTGCGCTCACATAATCCTAATGTGTGTGTACTTGCTTTAGGCATTATTAAAAGTCTTGATACTTCTCCCCAATCTAAATTTAAACTTAATAAAATGTCTGTAGCAAAATCAAAGTAAAAGTCTAATAAATCCTTTTTCATAATGTGTACCTCACTTTCGTTTACGTCTTAAGTATAGCATAGTTTGAGAAGATTGTCAACAACAATTTTCAAATTCTGTTTTCGTTGTGCTCTTTCCCAACTCACGCCCTCATTATAGCAGATGGGAATGAGAATGTCAAGCATAAATTTTTTTACTAGATAGTAAATTTTTAAATTGAATTATAAATTGTAAAACAAAATTATTTACTATATAGTAAATTTTTATAATAGAGAAGGGGGGTGGTGTTTTAAGTGTTATCGCTTCACTAGGGTAGAAGGTTAATATAAACATACGGACTATAGCCAGATTAAGTCCATAGTTTGCCAATCTAATATGCTCTGCTGATTGTGTTCTTTTCCAATCTTCACGGCTTCTTCTAATGTTTCTACTCTAAAGGAATAGTCTATATAAAAGATACCTTTACTGAACCATACACCAGCATTGCCGTCAAATTCTTTAATGGTCTTTAAAGCAAAGCGTGCGCTTTTTGTTTCAATTCCATGCGTAGCAACTTGGTAACCATTACTATATGTAATAGGTGTTCCATTAACTAATGTTAAACCATCATTGTCTTTTAATTCTTTTAATGTCTTAATAGTAACCTTTAATGTTTTCATATCTCTTACCACCTTTACGCTTTCATTATAGCACATTGAGAAACATTTGTCAATAGATAAATTTCAAATTTTCAAATTAATTTTTCAAGTGCCATTCCCTTGGTACGTCTTTAATATACCATATTGAGAATAGGTTGTCAACAAAAATTTTTTACTATATAGTAAATTTTTTCGTCTGAAAAAATGTAACAAGTACTGTTACATTTCCTGTCTGTCTATAATACTATTATAAGTTAATCCCTCACAATCTGTATAAACTCCTCTTTTAACTACACAGTTTCTATCAAAGTATTCTTTCATAATATTCCATAGAGCTTCTACTGTTTCATATCCTAATTCATCAATAAATTTTTTAGAATATCTACTTTCCATAAAACTATAATCATTATATGCAAGGTGACTTGTAATCATATCAGCACATTGCGCTAGATTATATAATGTTTTATGTTGTTCATTTTTAAACATATGTTCACCATCTTCCCAAATACTTCCGTTTGCTCTTGCTAATAATTTTAAGTCTGTAACTATCTTCATTCTGTCGTCCTCCTTGGTTACGTCTTTATCTTACCACCAATGCAAGTGAAAGTCAACACATTTTGCAAAATAATTTTTTTACTATATAGTAAAAAATTGTGATAATGAATTATGAATTGTGAATATAAAATAAACAAATCAATATAAAAATTTACTATATAGTAGATTTATCTTATAATAAAAAATTTACTAGTCACCTAGTAAATTTAATAAACCCTTTAACCAATCCATATCAATGTGCTGTTCATCTAAGATAAATTCATCCAATGAGGTTTCTTCATAATCCATCTTATCTAAATAGATTACCTTAGGACATCCTTCACGACCTATATAAATTCTTTCAATTACATGGTCTTCATCAAACACAAGGATTGATATTCTGCCTTTTGTGGTGTTCTGTAAACCATACATACCTAACATACCACGTCCCATTCCGCTTGCTGATTTAACCAACTTTCCGTTTTTCTTATTAAACATATATAATGTTCTGTTTGCTAATACTTCTCTCTCTGTCATTTCCTTATCTCCTTTTTACACTTTAATAATAGCATACTTTTTGCAATTTGTCAATACCTTTTGGAAAAATATTTTTTGAAATGCGTTTTGTCAATTCCTTTCCTTATTGACAATACCATAATAACATATTGTAAGTTAAAAGTCAAGATAAAAATTTTCTACTATATAGTAAAAAATTCCATTAACCGAGTATTACTCGGTGGTTGGTTGCGCACAAAAAAAACAGACCTCTTAGAAGTCTGTTGCTATTATCTGTGGGATTGTTTCCTCTAGGTCATAGTCATATGTGGTGGTTAATTTTAATACCTCTGCATTACCTAATCCTTGTAAGAATCCGCTACTGTACTTGGTTAATATTTCATTAATAGTTCCGTACCAATAACTGTAACTGTGATTCTTATCATGGTTACAATAATCACTTTCACAAACTACTGTTACGATTTGTGATTCTGGTTCTGCTAATTTAGGATTGTCCATTACTCTTACTAATTCTACTACTGTCATCTTGTTTACCTCATTTCCTTTTACACTTTTATTATAACATATCTTTTATAATCTGTCAAGAGTTTTTTTGAAATATTTTTTAACGCTCTCAACTGATTACACCTCAATAATAGCACACCCGATAGTTTTTGTCAACGGTTTATTTTTTTACTATATAGTAAATTTTTTCTTTAAAGATAAAAGGCGCTACATAAATAACGCCTCTAATAATAAACCTAATATAAATATAATAGGGAATGCAATTAAGCATTTAATAATCCATATAATATAGTCCTTTGGTGTTTCTAACATTTCGATTACCTCTTTTCTTTTTATAAAATAAATACCGCTACTGTTCTACTGCAAGCCTTATATAATTTCCCACTATTCCGACCCTGCACAACTTTACCAGTCACACCATAAGTCCCTGCACTATAAGCGACTTCATTAAACCATCCTTCTTCTTTTTCTAACTTGTAAAGTTCTTCTGCTGATAAATAAGTTACATCAATTGCGTTTGTGTTTTTAATATCTTTTAAAGTTGTTTTCATTTGTCTTACCTCTCTTTACACCTTTATAATAACACAATTCTTTTTTGTTGTCAAGTACTTTTTGAAATTTTGTTTTCTGTTCCCCTTGGCACATTTACATAATAGCATAGTCAACTATCAATGTCAACAATTATTTTTTTACTATATAGTAAATTTTTCTTTACAAAAATAAAAGCGATTAGAACCACCATCTAACCGCTTGTCCGTTTTCTTCCATTTCCAGATAAACAAGTTTATCTTTTGAGTATTCATAACATACTTCATCATACTCTTCTTCTCTGTACTTGTTTATTATACAAGAGTCTTGATATATTTTTACGTCATTAACTCCTTCTGTAACAAGATTAGTATTATATAATATTGTCAATCCCCCGTTAGTATGTTTAATTGTAACCTTCATTTTTTAGCCCTCCTTTGATTACGTCTTCATTATAGCATACAGTTTGAAATTTGTCAATATAAATAAAATTACTATCTAGTAAATTTTAAATAAAAAAATAAAAAGTAAGTTGTTACTTACTTAATGAAATGGTATCATATGAGTTGCCACTGTATGAATCGCACAATTCGATATATGTTATTTGAGAATGAGTTTTATTTTCAACATATTCGATTGTATCTTTTTTTGTAGCCAGTTCTTTGGCTTTTAATTCTTTATTCATTCCGATTTTAATTTCAAATACAGGACGAGCGTTATAAGTAAGTTTAGAGACATTATAATATTTTAACGTCCAATAACATATACAACCAGTATAATTATTTAATTTGCCAGAGTCTCTTTTTTTAACATAATCTTTCCAAGTATTATATTCTAAACCTAAGTTTGTTAATTCTTTTTTCATATCTCTTATCTCCTTTTTACATTTTAAGTATAGCACATAATAAAGATTTTTTCAAGTGTTTTTTCAAAAATATTTTTCTACTATATAGTAATTTTTTTATAGTCAAAATAAAAAGGAGTGTAGTTATCCCAGTTGACTCTTTTTATTTTTTTATAATACGATAATTAAGAGTAGAAATAATCAGAGAGGCTCACCTGCGGTTTAGGTTTCTTACATTCTCATACTCCCTATCCCTGCCACCGAGTTTCACGAGGCTATGTCAGGCTTTTAGTGTCTTACCTAGACTTACGGGAGACCTTTGGCGACTTACTAACATCTGCGCCCCATCCCTGCTTGGCTCATCCCTAACTACACTTATATAATAGCACATTCACTAAACAATGTCAACATATTTTCAAAAATATTTTTCTACTATATAGTAAAAAATATCTGTCCATAAAAAAAGAGGTTATTCTTCTCCCTCCTCTGTTATACGGTATAGATAACCCATCAGTTGCTCCATACCTGCTAACTTACAACTCAGCCACTCATAGATGTCTGAGGTGTCCTCTCCCGTGACACCACTAAAACGTGCCTCATTAAGGTCTGTGGCATATCTGCTGATATAGTCTTCTGCTCTGCTTAATAATTCCTTTGTTGTCATTTTGTAAATGTTCCTCCTTTATTTACATTTACATTATAGTATATGATAATCTATTTGTCAATATGTTTTTCAAAATAAATTTTTTACTATATAGTAGATTTTTCATAATAAAGAAACTGTTACCAGACAACAGTTTCATATAATTCGAAGTATCTTTTATCGTGTAAGAAGTCTTCAACTAAAACCGTTTCTTTAGGGTTTTTAATCTCGTCCTTGTCTTCTTCTGCATAACTCCAATAATTCAGCTCAAGGTCTTCAAGCGTGGCAAGTAAGCCTTCTATCGTGTTGGGGATATAAGTACACCGTCCACAATAAGCCATAGTCTCTAACAGTCCCGTTTCATTTAAATAATCTAATACAGATAATTTTCTCATATATGCCTCCTATTTATCTTTTACGTCTTGATTATATCATATAAATTGTAATTTGTCAATAGTAAAACGTAAACTTTTTTATAAATTTTATTTTTAGGTTTTTGAATATAAAATACTATATAGTAAATTTTAATGTATATAAAAATTAAAAAGGCTTTTTGTGTTTCTCCTTTCTGGTGTAAGCCTTTTTGTTTCTGAATATATTTGAGCGTGTCCAACGGTCTGCACGGTGCGCTTCACTTGCGTATGTGGTGCTCTTCTGTGCGAGACTCTCATTAGCCTTGTTGATTAGTTCTTTTTCTTTCTTGTTTAACTTCATCTTCTTTACCTCTTTTACAATTATATTATAGCATAGTAAAAGGGATTTGTCAATAGTAAATTTTAAAAATAAAAAGTAAAAAGTAAAACACGATTGCAAAAATAAATACTATATAGTAAATTTATTTTTGCAAAATAAAAAGATAGGTGGAGGTAAAAACAGAAACAGGAAAAAACAAACCTATCTTTTTATTCTATACGAACAGTATTACTTTAGAATTGTTTTAATCTTTAAAACTAAAATAATACTGACTAATAAGCAACTTGCTACAATTCCCAATGCTACTAACATAATCTTTTCTCCTTTATTACAACTATATTATACAACATTTTATTTACTTTGTCAAGAGGTTTATTTAAATATTTTTCTTTCCCCCTTTGACAATTATATTATACATTATCTGATGTAAATTGTCAATGTAAAATTTTATACTATATAGTAAATTTTCTTTGGCAAAAAGAAAATCGGTTTCCCGATTTCTATCTTTCAAACTGTTTTCTAAATTCTCTAATATGTCTGTTGGTTGTCTGACTGTAACCCTCATAACCTAATGAAATATACTTTCCGTTATCCATCTCGGCTACCTTGGTTCCATAACTGAAAAGGGTTAAATGGTTTCCGTTTTCTAAAACCTGAGCTTTTCCATAAAATGATTTTCTGCTATCATAACGTGCGCTTAATTCAAATAAATTGTTTTCCATGTTTCTCTCCTTTAGGGTTCTTCCCTTTTTACAATTATATTATAGCATAACTTTGCTACTTTGTCAAGAGGTATTTTTTAACTTTTTTGTCCTCATCCCTTTTGACACCTTTATAATATCACGGCGACAATATTTTTGTCAAGAAATATTTTTCTACTATATAGTAGATTTTTTCTAAAGATTATTCAGTCTCAAAACTGAATAATACTTCACCCGTATAACTGTCTACAATATCAGCACTTTCAAAATTATGTTCTCTCATTAAATTCTGTGTTTCAATAATGCAATCCGTAATAGATACATCATTAATTTTTGTAGTGAATGTAAATTCTGGATTGTAAAAATATAAATCGTAATTCCTTTTTGAAATGTAAGTTGTCTTAATGGTTTTCATTTTCTGAACCTCGCTTTCTAATTCTAGTATAGCATATTTCAAATCAATTGCAAGAATTATTTTTTTACTATATAGTAAATTTTTAAAGAGGAAAAGAAAAAACGGATTATAAATAATTATATCCGTTTTCGCAATTCTGTTTTGCTTTTTGCAATATGTAATTAGGAATCCAAGCATAGCGCATTAATTGTGCTGGTCTTGCAAGCAATACTGTAATAAATTTATGCGTTCTGTAATTGAAGATTAAGATTTCAGCATTGCAAGTTAATACGTGAATTTCATATCCGTTTTTATGTCCCGTATTTATAACGAAAACTTTAAATATACGGATGTGTTTTAAGTCTACCTTTTGAAAACGGCGCTCACGTTCTATAATATGGAATGTTCTTTTTCCTATCCAATTTCGTAAATCGGAATAAGTAATTCTAATTTGAGATATGATTTCAAACATCTGTTTTGTCCTCCTACTTCTACAATAGCATAATCGGAAACTGAATTCAACATTCAATTTTTTACTAGCTAGTAAATTTTTAGGAATGAGATTTTACAATTTCAAAAAGTAAAAGCGTTTTAAAATTTTTTACTATATAGTAAATTTTTTGAAATGGGAATAAAGAATTGTAAAACGTAAAATATAAACTAGATATCAAAACGTAAAACGCCATATAAGCCCCGTAAACCCATCTACAAACGCCGTTTTCAATTTACGTGACTTAGATATCGTCTTAATGAAAATTTCTCTTAAAACGCTTGAAAATGCGTGACGGTTTATAGATTCCAAAATGGCAAAAAGAAAAAAGGTTTTGCAACCTTTCTAATCATTATAATAATGTTATTTTTGTAAATTCCAGTGGTGAAACGTAAACGGGGAATACATTATCGGATTTGGTATATATTAATACAAATAACATGCCATCGTGTAACACCTCATCATATTCCACTTCAATTCTAGTTACACCATAAATCTCTACATATTCACCTTCATATTCATTCATTACTTTAATATTATACATTGTTCTGTCTCCTCTGTTCTAGAGGGTCAGCCGTCGACCCTCGGATGTTCACGGCGTCACGCCGTCGGCTTTATTCTTGATGAGGTAGAGCGCTTAAGCGTTGGCTTGTTTCCAAGCCTTGCGCTTTGCGTTGCGTTCTTCCCTTGCTTTCTCCCAATGCTTCTTGTTTAACTCGAAGCGTGCTCTTCTACCGTTCTTGATGTCTCTTGATATCTTTATCTGTTCCTTTAAAAATTCACTATCCATTACTTCAAACATATCTCTTTCCATTGTATTTACCTCCTATATATGTTTTATCTGTTGGTTACCGAAACCCTTTTTAAAGGGTTCCAGTAACTATCATGCCAGGGTTAGCGTGCCAGTAGATGTCACTTACTGGCTGTCTGTCGATGATTACACCGTCAACTCTTTCGGCGAATATCGTTAACCGTTCTTCTACGAATGTAGCGATACCATCAAACTGTCTGTCTTCGGTGTTCATCTCTTTACAAATATTCACGAATATCTGTACTCTTTCAATCTGTCTGTTCATTTCACTTGCCTTACAAGTCTGAATCAACTTGTAACCATTCTTGTAACCCTGAGACTGTACTAAACGCTTTACAGTATTATTAAGCATAAATTCTGTAGCGTTGAAGGTGTAGGCATCGTTGTGTACGTCGCTATTATGACGTGCTTTTCCGTTGCCCTTGTTTTCGTCCGTGTGAAGTGGTGCGATAATGCGTCCTGTTACACTCATCAAAATCTGTTCTGTTTTTGTTGCCATACTTTTAACCTCGCTTTCATTTTTTCTCTGTGATGGCTGTCAACGTTGCGGTTGCCGTCCCGCCCCGTTGGCAATTTCATCATAAGGGCAACGACCCTCAACATTCTGTGTACTTCCATACACCGAGTATCAATATTTTTACACCGAGTACCAATATCCCCTACCCCCCTACCTTTGAAATTAATTCATATAAAAATTAACCTTTACACCCACACTATAACATGCTGCAAATATTTTGTCAATAGTAAATTTTAATTTTTTTATACTTTGCTTCGCAAAGTTATTTAGGCAAGAAAGAAAAGAGAAAGAAAAGAAAGTAGCAAAGAAAAGAAAGATAAAAGAAAGAAATATATTATATATATAATTAATAATAGAGTATTATACAACTATACTTACATAGTAAAAAATGGTATAATATATATGTAAGAATACTTACATAGAAAGGAGAAATATAGTGAATGAGTTAGATATTATTATAGATAAGGAATATTACTGGAAAGAGATGTATTATAATAAAGAAATAAAAGATGATGATAATTATTTAGATATTTATAATGATATGGAATGGTGGTACCAATACCAGTTAGAGGAGTGGGAAGAGTATGAAGAATAAGGAAAAATTAGAAGAGATGTTAGATGGAGAAGAAGTAATAATATTTGATAATTTTGATTATGATTCAGCATTAATAGGATATTCAAGTGATTATAGAGCGATATATGATTATGATTTAATGATAGAGTATTTGATTAAAGAGCAGGGAATGAGTGAAGAAGAAGCTGTTGAATGGGTAGACTATAATACTATCAGGGCATTAGGGTATTATGGGGATAAAGCTCCTATAATATTGTACAGATTATATAATTAATAAAAAGACTTCAATGCAATAAGAATGATTTGTATTACCAAATGTATTAAAGGATGACAAGACAGGAGGTGTTTTATGAAGTCTCCAAAGTTATATGCAGTATTAAACTTTCAAATAGACGAAATATTTTTAAATGATGGATATATATATTTAAGCGAGCAGGAAATTGAAGAACATAAGAAGTTGCAGCAGGATAATTTATTGTTTAGACAAATAAGATTAGTTAATAATGATTTTGAAAAATTTAATAAATATATTGTTTTTGTAGAATGTAATAAAGTAAAGCAGACAGGAAGCACTGAGAAAGCAGACAAATTAAAAGAAATATTAAAGAACGGGTTTATAGTTAATGGCACAAGATTTGTAATATGTGAAAGCTCCAGCAGTATGACCAGAAATGCCATATTAAGTTTCATTGACTTTAGGATAAGAAATAAAATTAATGAGATTATAAAGATGGGCAATTATGTTGAGGAAACTGTAGTTAGTAAATATAGAGCTTATAGAGGGTTAATGCTAAGCAGTTGTTTTATATTAGAGAATTATACCCCTAAGATAATCGTGGTCAAAGAGGCTGACAATATTATAAAAGACGTTAGAATAAGATATTTGGCAGACGAGCAGGCAGATTTTTTAAATGAGGCTGGAGAGCTTATAAAATATAAAAAGAAAGTTATTAAGGACGACGTTAGGGATATTAAGGAGAATTGTTTTGATGGATGTGGGATAATGCATCCAGTAATAGCAAAACGAATCTCAGATGAGTTTGGATTTGGTGACAGTTTTAACTCTTGTATAATAAGGGCACCGTATATTAAGGGGTGCGTTCATAAAATAGATTATACTAAATTCTTTACAGACAGAGGAATAGAATGGATTAAAGATATGTGGGGCGTAGAGCATAGTGTCTATGAGCCTATGATAATTATGGATGAATCCATGTATAAAGGATATAAGTATTTTAAGAACTATGATGATTATAGAGACTGGGATTATTACTGGGAAATGTTTGAGAAATATAATCATCGTCTGGGGATTGCTAAATATAATTTTAGCATGGACGACGAAAAGTATTATACCAGAGGGAATTACCAAATTCTTCAAGACCTTAAACTGGATTATGCAGACTTTAAACATTTAAGTGATGTTACCATGGATTATTTTGAGAATATTATGGATGGAGATATTACTTATATGCTGTCATTTCTTGGTTTGGTTAATGGAACGAATAAGGCAGTTAGTGCATATACCAAAGCAGTAGAGAAAGACTTTAGAATGCTGCAGGAAGAGGGAGTAAGAAATAATATCAAACATCTTATTAAAGGCTATGTAGATGAGGCTAAGGCTGGAAAGATATGGCTGAAGGGGTGTTTTAAGTTTGCAGTTCCAGACCTTATTGCTTTTATGGAACATGTCGGCGGCTTGGAAATGAAAGGATGTCTAGGCAAGCAACAGATATGGACGCAGGGCAAGATTGGTTATGAGGTCGGTAAAAAATATCTTATTACTAGGAATCCACATATAACAAGTAGCGAGCATGATGTTGTTACTATGGAAGAAAATGAATTAATAAAGGAATATATTGGGGATTTGCAGAATGTTTGTATGGTAGATATGTACAGCCCTCATATGAACAGATTGAATGGGATGGATTTTGACGGTGACATTTTATTTGTGTTAGACGAACCTTTGATGATAAAGGGAGTAGATATGTCTATCCCGATGGTAATGGATATTGACGATAAGATTACTATTAGTCCTCGGCCGTATAATGAAGAAAATATTTGTGACCTTATTCTCCATAACCTTGATAATCGTATAGGTGAATATTCTAATTATGCTACTTGTTATCATAATAAGATGAAAAAGACTGAGCGTACAAGAAAAATACACGATGATTATATTGCGACATTAAGTGTAATGACAGGTAAAGAAATAGATGCAGCAAAATGTGGTGTTAGATTTAGTCTGCCTAAACAGATTAGTAAGTATGCCAGACCTCTTCCTTACTTTATGCAGTTTGCTGGTGATTATTATACTAAGCTTCATGAGTTTAATAAGTATCATAGTAATATGAATGGTTTATGTTTTGACATAGAACGTTGGGAAAATACTAAAAAGAATAGAAAGTTTAAAGAAGATTTTGATTATCACATTATGATAAATAGTGCTATTGAAGATGATGAAGAGGTTTTTCGGAAGATATCTGATGTTTATTTGGATTTTAATAAAACAATAAGAAGATTATTATTAGAGAAAAGTAAATGTAATAATTGGGAGAAAAATAAAGATTGGATAAAGAAATATATGAATCTTAATAAAAAGCAAGCAATGACTTTTGATATTAATTGGAATTATTATTATGATATGTATAAGGAAAAACTTTTAAATATAACTTCAAATAAAGCTTTAATAGTTAATTGTCTTGTTAAATTGTGCTATGAGGTTCATCCAAGAAGCACAAAGAAAATATTGTGGAGTGTCGCTGGAGATTGGGTCGTTAATAATATTAAACAAGTTAATGATAAAATATTAGTAAGAGATAAAAATGGCGATATATCTGTTTTAGGAGAAAACTACAAATGGGAGGATGTTGAAATTGATTAATGAACAGCAAAGAGTTGAAGAAATTCTTAGAGGGGAAAATATAAACCCATATCAGATGAGAACCATTTGTCGTTTGCTCACCAGATATTATTATCAACAGGGAGTCACAGACGAAAAGGAAATAAGAAAATTAATATTTTCTTGGGCTAATAAATATAAACTTTATATTAAATTGAGTGTTAAACATTTAATTACAGAAGAACTGGAGATATATAGACCTATCAATAGTTCTCCTGTAGTTATAAGTCAAGAAGAAATAGATAATATTAAAAAACTTAGTAAAAAGAAAACTGTTAGAAGAGCCATGGTGGGCATACTGTGTTATTCAAAAATATTTGCCATTGATAATATTATTGATATAAATATAAAAGATTTTACGGCATGGATAGGATATAGTAGTGTTAGCAACTTTTATAATTATGCTTTAAAAGAAATGTTAAAAATAAATTTTATTAGAGACGTAGAAGATTATGTTAAATGGAAGAATGGGTATATTACAAAATGTACAAGAAAGTTATATGTTAATTTTGGGCTTGATAATAATGAAGGTGAATATATATTAAGCGATGATAATTTTATAAAGTTCTTTTCTGAAATAAAATGGTAGCTCTTATATATTATGGATATAATACTATAATATACATTAATTTTATACGATGTTGGTATATTATGGTAATACTATAATATACATTAAATTTTGTATAATTTTTGTAGAAAGGAGTGGTTATATGGCTAGAAGAAATTTTAAGCTAGACCCTAATAAAGAAAGAAAAACTTTTAAAGATATGCCGACCGTAAGACAAGGCGAGTTTGCAAAGTTAGTTGCTACTAGAGCTGGGATAAATCAGGATGTAGCGTATGAAGCAATTAAAGCAATCCCGTATGTCATAAAGGACTTATTGATAAAAGGTTATTCTGTAAATATATATAACTTTGGGACTTTTTATTTAAGAAAAGTTAAAATGCCTGTTTATCGTAAGAGTAAAAAGGAAGTTTCTGAAAGAAGAGAAAAATATTCATTTTCTTTTAAGAGGGCTATGAGAGCAAGCATTGAGATAAACAAGCGGTTATTAGGGGAGGATTATAATGAATAGTGAATGGTTAAAAAAAGAAAACGAATCTACTTATGAATATATTAAAAGGATGGTTCTTGCAAAAATAGATGGTACCTATACTGGAACTTATTCTGAATGGATAAAATATGTTTTTGGAAAAGAACATTCTGAAGATGTAAGTAGAAGAGAATATTATGGCTGTAAGATGTTAATCCTTTCTACTGAAGAAGATGATGTGTTAAACTTAAAACAAGAAAGAGATAATGAAATCTTGTTTGAAGAAATTAAAAAAAGAGAAGTCGAAATAGATAAGAAAAGAATAAAGCTTGCTGATGAATTTAGTTACCTTTCTAGATTAAAAAGGGAAATTGCAAGAATTGAAACTATTGGCGAATATGCAATGATGGCAGCACAGGCTTTGAACGAAGTGCATCCTTTAATTAATACAGAAGTTTCTGAAATAAAGACCGATAGCAATAAAGGAATCTTGTGTCTGTCTGATTGGCATTATGGTTTAGTTTGTAATCATTTAATCAACGTATACAATCCTGACATTGCTCGTTTACGAATAAATAAATTAATAGATGTTGTTATTGATGATATTCATAAATTTAATATAGATGAAATAGTTGTGGCTAATTTAGGAGACTTATTAAGTGGTATTATACATACTACTATTCGTTTAGAAAATAGAGTGGATATTGTTAGCCAGACTATTGAAACAAGTGAATTATTAGCAGAGCTTTTAGATAAACTTAGTAAAGAAGTTCATGTTAGATATTATAGTGTAATAGATAACCATGGCAGAATTTTTGCTAATAAAGAAGAAAGTTTAGATAAAGAAAATTTCAATAGAATGATAGATTTTTATTTAAAAGAAAGATGTAAAAATAATGAGAATATTGAAATTAATGATAATTCTATTGATGAAAGCATTATGGAATTTATAATTAATGGATGGGGCGTTGTTGGTGTTCATGGACATGATGATAAACCTTCTGAAGCTGTTCAACATCTTTCAAATATGTTACATGCAGATTATTCAATGTGTTTGATAGGCCATTATCATTCTCCTAATTTTAGAGAAGATTATGGCAAGATAACTATTACAAATGGATGTCTTTGCGGTTCAGATGAATATGCAAAGAAGGTTAGAAGGTCTTCAAGACCATCTCAAAATTTTATTGTTGTCTCTGAAAATAATCCGTGTGAATTTTTACATACTATTATTCTGTAATAGGTGGTTAGTATTACTAACCACCTTATTGTAGAAAGTTGGTGAAATTATGGCTGCAGTAAAATGGAAATGTTTTAAATGCGGGAGAAGTCTTAGTGAAGATGATTTTCACGCAGTTGCTAATGGTGTAACAGAACGTATGCCTATTTGTAAGGATTGTATGAATGATTTATATGTTGAATATGTAGATAAATATGGGAACCCGTATGATGCTTTGTATAGATTGTGTCGGGTTCTTAATATAGTATATAACAAAAAGTTAGCTGAGGGATGTATATCGGCTATTCTTGAAAAAGACGGCACTTATAAAAATATGGTTAACTCATATATAAAAAGCGTCCGTTTGCCGCAATATAGAAATAAAGGTTTTTTAGATTCAGATATTATTCAATCTGGCTCATTAGAAGAAGACCCTGAAACAAAGGCTTTAATTAATACAACAAAGGCAGATATTGGCAAGTGGGGCGCTGGATATTCTAAAGAAGAATATGTTAGACTGGGACAACTCTATAACCAGTGGGCTAATGGTACGCCGCAAGATACTGTTACTCAGATTTCATTAACTAAAGATTTATGCAAGATTGATTTAAAAATCGAACAAGCAAATGTAAGTGGTGCTGATACTAAAGATTTATTAAAGCAAAAACAGGACTTAATTAAATCTTTAGCAATTGACCCACAAACTTTATTAAAAAATAGAAAAGACAACGAAGCAACTGAATGCTTTGGTGCATGGATTGCCGAAATAGAAAAGACATCGCCTGCTGAATATTTAGATGACCCATCAGTTTATTTTGATGTTAATGGTATAGAAAGTTATTGGGATAAACATATTAAGAGACCTTTGAAAAATCTTTTGTTGGGTACAAAAGATTTCCCAGATGTTAATGGTGAATAATTAATGGCACAAAGGGGAAGACCAAAAAAATATCCTAAGATTGCTGATGCTTTTAAAGGTGTTGATATGCAAGGCACCTTTTCAATGTTTGATAAGGAAGACCTTAGGAGAAAGAAAAGATTAATTGATTGGGTTACTTTTTATAGAAGAAATTTAGAGATGTTTGTCCAACATTATTTGAAAATCAAATTATTCCCCTATCAAAAAATATTACTTCATTTGATGGGTGTTAATGATAAATTTGTATGGATATCGGCCAGAGCAAATGCGAAGAGTTTTACTACTGCTTTATATTGTGTATGTAGATGTATATTATATCCTAGCACGAAAATAGTAATCGTTGCAAAGAAGAGTGGTCAGGCTGCATTGATTATTACTGAAAAGATTCAGAATGAATTAATGCAGATGTCCCCTATTCTAAAAAAAGAGATAATAGAAATCCACGATAAACAAGGTATTCAGGACTGTGTTTTTGCTAATGGCTCTTATATTAAAGTAGTAGTTTTAAATGATTCAGCAAGAGGCGAGCGTTCAAATTGTATTATATTTGAAGAGTTTCGTTTGTTAGATAAGAATTTAGTTGATTCTGTTATTATTCCTTTTAATGTTTCAAGAAAACCACCATATACAAGTTTAGAAAAATATGCTAGTCTACCACAGGAACAATCACAACAAATTTATATATCTTCTGCGTGGTGGAAGAGCGCTTGGATTTGGAAGACTATTGTTGAGCAGGCTACAAATATGGTTAACAATAAAAAGTCTATTGTAGCTGCTAATGATTTGTGGCTGTCTATTGATAGTGGAATTAAGACCAGAGAAGATATTTTTGGTGAAAAGGCTACTATGGACAGTTATACTTTTGCCATGGAATATGAAAATCAGATGATTGGTGAAGGTAATAATTCTTATTATATATTGAAAGACTTTGATGGCATAAGAAGAACAAAGCAACCGTTTTATCCTTTATGGAAGGATGAAGTGGTAAAATACGGAAGAAAATCTAATCCTCATTATGCAAATAAAATGGCAAATGAGTTGCGTGTGATTTCTATTGATATTGCAATGAAAGCAGGAAGAGATAATGATAATACTATTATTCATTTAATTTCTGCTTTTGCTGAAGACTATGGTTATCAAAGGAATTTCGTTTATTCAGAGTCTTTTAATGGTACTAGCACATCTTTACAAGCTTTAAGAATAAAACAATTATTTTATGAATTTAAAGCTGACTATATTGTATTAGATACCCTTAACGCAGGTATATCTGTTTATGATGAACTAACTAAAGAAACTATTGACCCTGAAACTGGTGAACATTATGCTCCGTTTACTATAATTAAGGATGATAGTATTCAATTAGTTAATACAGAAACAATAAGAGATTTGAGGAATAGAACTATTGGAGGGGCTGAATCTCTTCCTGTTATATTCCCTATTCAGGGTAACACTATAGTCAATAATAATATTGCTATTGATTTAAAAACACAACTAGAAAAAAAGAAAATATGGCTATGTGCTGATGAGCAAGATGTTATGGATTTGTTAATGCAAACCAATAAATTGTTTAGAGACGGCACAAGAGATGATAGAGAATTTTTTATTAGACCTTTTATTGAACATAGTGAGTTAATAAAAGAATGTGTAAATTTGGAAATGTCTTTAAATAGTGGCAACATTAAACTTCAGGAGCCTAGAGACGGGAGAAAAGACCGTTATTCAGCAGCTGCATATGGAAATTATTTTATTTCTTTGTTAGAAAGAGGAATTTTAAAAGACAATAATGAATATGGTGCAGAGGCTTATAGAAAGGCAATGGAAGATTCAAAAATAAAGAACCCTAATTTTTCTTTGAGAAAAAGAAGTGGTTTTAAATTTATATAAAAGAAAGGAGCAAACTGTGAAGAAGAGACCTTATAAAGAATATAAAAAAATTAATGGGCAAAATAATAAGAACGATGTATCTTCTAATTCTACAAACACAGAAGATTTTGTTAAAGAGTTTGCTACCTCTTTAAAAAAAGATATTACTCAGGCACAGGTGTTAGCTCAACTGTCTGCTAGTAGTGGCAAATATGAACCAATCTTAGCAGAACAGCTGACACAAGAAATTAACTTTAATCCAAGTGAAGCAACTAATAAAGATATTTCAATGTGGTTGTTACAGCCACAACGTTATGAAAAGAATTTAAGAGCATTGTCCCAGTATTTGGAATATGCTGTTGGACAATATCATAAAGCTGTTCATTATTATGCTGATATTTTATCTTTTAATTGTTCTTTATTTCCGAAAGATGTAAAGACTGAACAATATCTTGAAGAAGATGAGAGTGGATATAAGCGAAGTTATTATAAGGCGTGTGACTTAATTGCAAGGATTAAGCCTCATGATAAATTTCATTCTATTGCTTTAGCTACAATGCAAGATGGTGTAAGTTTCTGGTGGATTGAGGATATGAATACAGAAGTTTCATTTTTACAATTACCAACAGATTATTGTTATATAACATCTAAATGGGCATTGGGTTGGACAGCAGCAATTGATTTAAGCTACTTCGATAGAATGGCATTTATGCCAAATGTAGTGCCAGAGATACAAAGTGCTTATAAAGTATTTTTAGAAAAAAGAAAAGAGGGTTTACAGGGTAAGGATTTAGCGCCTTATCAATATTATGCTATGCCTCAAGATAAATGTTGGGTCTTTACGTTTGACCCTAATAGAGCAACAAGAGTTCCACCTCTTGCCCCGACATTTGGTTCTGCTTTAGACCTTCTTTCTTATAGACAATTATTAAAGGATAAATCTGTATTGGAACTTTGGAAAGTACTTGCCGCCAAGATTCCAATGAAAAGAAATAGCGACGAAATGGCATTCCCTTATTCTGAGGCTGCCGATATTGTTGCTATGATACAAAGTACATTGCCTGACAATATGAGTGTATTTGCTACTCCATTTGATATTGAGCCAATTGTCACTAATCAGGTTGGGACAATGGATGATGTTGTTAATTTATCTAATAATGTCTTTTATTCTTCAATGGGTACTACTGGTAACTTCTTTGGAGAATCAGATAATGATAGCGCTAAAGCTATTGTTTTAAATGCTGAAATAGATTTTTATTATGTTTCTAAAAACTTATATCCTCAGTTTGATAATATGGTTAACTGGTTATTAAATTTAAAAGTTAAGCCATATCATTGGAGCGTAAGATTTAGTGGTAATAATTTAACACGAAGAGACGACATGGCTGCAATTTCAAAAATAGTTACTACAGCTAATTTCCCTGTATCTATGTTGGCAAGTGTATGTGGATATTTACCACATGAATTAAATAGTTTATCTATGTTGGAAGATTCTTTAGGCATCAAAGAGAATATGAAGCCTTTACAGTCTCAGTTCCAAAGTAGTAATGTTAATGGCGAGACTGGTGCAGAAAGACTCACAGATGCAGAATTGAGTGAAGCTGGAGAAGCAACACGTGAGTCTAGAGATGTATGGTCGTAGGAGGTATAATATGGAAATTTGTAATGTTGAAGAATTAGAAAACATTGGAGAAATTAAGTTTTTTAAATGTGGAAGTTTAAAACTTGCTAAATTTTTGTATCAAAAAGAAATCGTTCCTGTAAGCAGTTTTGTTTCTTCAAAGACAGGTAAGCTTATCTATAAATATGTTAAAAGTAAAGAATTAGATAAGGCATTGACAGAATGGTCTAATAATAAAGGAGGAACAAAGAATGGAAGATAATAAATCTTTATTGCTTGAGTTTGAGTTGGACTCTTTAAAAACATTAGAAGAAGATGACGATTTAGCAATTGCTGAAATTGATTTGTTACATTTGGGTGTTAATAGAAACCATTGTGATATTTCAAGGGAATGTGTAGAAAAATCTAAGAATAGTTTTTATAATAAACCTATTATATATAGATATAATACAAAATTTGGAGAAGTATTAGCTACAGATTTTGAAGAGCATTCACGTGACGGAGATGCTACTATGTGCATTGCTGGTCATATTCCTTATGGTTCTAAAATTGAGTATGTAGATAGAGATGGTAAAACTTATGTTAGAGTTACATGTATTTTACATAAAGTTTATTTGCCTAATCTTATGCGAATTTTAGAATATAAGGATGGTCATACAAAAGTTTCTATTGAAATTGTAGTAGAAGACGGATGGCAAGATAACGATTCTAGAGTTTTAGTAATTGATAAGTTTAAACTTCGTGGAGTTTGTTTGTTAGGAGATGGAATTCTTGAGGGAATTGAAGGCTCTCAATTAAATGTTTTAAAATTTTCTAATGAACAATATAACGATTATTATGATAGTTTTTGCAAGAAAGGGGACAATATTATGTCTATTAAAAAGAAATTTATTTTAGATAAAGTTCTTTTGAATGCAAAAGATGAATATGGTGTTGGTAAGGCTATAAAAGTTGATAAATCTAAGGAAAAATTATCTGATACGCCATGGGGCGATGTGGATAAAACTAAGCTTAGAGAAGAAGTTTTAAAAGCCTCTAACTATAAAGATTTGGTCAAGGATGTCTATATGCTTGTAGAAGAGGGATGGGAAGATTCTCCTAGCACTAAACTTAAATATCCTGTAATGGAAATTAAAAATGGTGAGGCTTTCTACAATAGACATGGTTTATCTAGTGCTCTTGGTTACGCTAAAGCAGAGGGCGAGCAGGGAGTAGTAGACAAAATCGAAAAGATTTATAAAGACCTTGAAATTGAAGAAGAAGGAAAGGAGAAAGATTCTATGGATAACAAAGTTATTGAAAACAAGTTAGACAAAGACAACAAAGACCTTGAAGAAATTCGTGACGACGCAGAAGCTCAGGAAGACGATGTAAAAGAAGAGCTGAAAGAAAAAGTTGAAGAAGAAGTCAAGAAGAACGAATTTGAACCTGATGATGAAGGCGAAGAAGGTTTAGAAGATGACGTTGATGCTGATAAAGATTATTGGCGCAAGAAGGCAGAAGAAAACGCTGCTCAGTTAGAAGAGCTCAACAAGCGCATTATGGCTTTAGAGAGAGAAAAAGAAATGGCTTGTATGGGAGACCTTTTAAAGGAATATCAGGTATGTCTTGAAGAAGAAGACTTTAAGTGCTTTGAAAAAGATATGAAGAAATTATCAAAAGACCAGTTCTCTGCTAAATTATTCGAGCACATTGCTAAATTAGCAAAGGAAGAAAGGCTGAATAAAGAACCGAAGATGTTCTCTTATATGCCTGCTTTTGATGGTGCAGAAATTAAAACGGATGTTACTCTTGAAAGCATGAGTAATAAATATTCAAAGTAAAAATAGGAGGAAGAAAAAATTATGGCACAGTGTTATGTTGCTCCAATTACACGTATTCCTGAAAAGAACGTGTTCTTGGCAAGAGTACCTGCTGATACTACTTTACAGGCAGGTGCAATCGTTGATTTATCAACATTAGATACCACTATCCCTAACAATTATCAGGTTTATGTTGCTGCTGCTCCTACTGCTAAGAGCACTATGCTTGGTATTGTTATTAACGATGGTTGGGAACAGTTAGCTGATGGTCGTAGACCTGATGGCCAGCCTGATTATACTCAGTATGAGTTCCACGCTGGTGATGTAGTTTGTGTTGTTGCTTTAGAAGCATGGACAAGATTTGAAATTGCTGAGGCTGCAATTGATGGCACAGCTCCAGCAGTTGGTGGTTTCTTACGGACTCAGGCTGGTGAATATCAGTTAGCTTCTGGCGAAAGTGGCATTTTAAGAGTTGAAGCTAAAAAGTATGTAAGAGCAGGCGGTCAGTTCGGTGGTTCATTAACAGATGGATTCATCCCTACAATGGTTTGTATTGTAGCTATCCCTGCAGGTGAATAATAGGAGGGTAAGAGAATATGGAAAAAGTAGTTAATACAATTAGAGATTTCTCTGCAACTTCTGATGAAGCAAAAGTTATTGTTGATTCTTTAATGGAACTCGGTAATGTAGCTGCTACCAAGTACTATGGAAATAGTGGTATGTTTGGTGACAGATATGAAATGGGTGAAAAGGAATATAAGGAAAAGAACCAGCAGATTACTAAGGCTTTATTAGGTTTTGCTGCTGAAAAGTCTGGAATGGACTTCCTGAACGTTAACACTAAGGAAGGCTTAATGAGAGCTTTCTCTATGGGTGGACAGTTTGAAACTATTTATAATTCAATTATTGTTGAATCTATCGGAGGCATTATTGCTAATGCTAATCCTACTGCTTTACTGAATCTTGCTAACATCGAAAATGTTGGTGTTGGTGATTCTTTAACAATTGAAATTGAACCTAAGGGTTTACCTATTGCACAGAGAAACTCTTATATGAGCAATGTTACTCTGTTAGAAGGTGTAACTAAGCAGGCTATCACTATTACTCCAAAGGTTTATTCAACTGGTGTTCAGATGGATTATATGAGAATCCTGTCTGGTACATTTGACTGGGGTAGAGAAGTAGCTAAGGTTGCTATGTCTCTGTTATATGCTCAGTATAAGCTTGTTGCTGGCTTAATCTTTGATAGTGCGCTGGTAAATGGAACTCCGTTCTATTCAGCATCATTTAGTGCTACTGCAGTTACTACAATGATTTCTGACCTTCAGGCTGTAAACGGTGGTTCTCCAGTTAAGGCTTATGGTACATTACCTGCATTCCAGTATGCTGGTGCTATCGCAACCACTAACTATGGTTTTGAAACTCAGGATGAATATGTACGTAACGGTTTCTTAGGTCGTGCTTATGGTATTGACAATATCTTATTACCACAGGCAACTGATTTATCAGTTCCGTTTGTTGCTGCTGCTAAGCCAGTATTACTGCCTGATGATATGATTGTATTATTAAGCGATGTTGGTTCTAAGCCTGTAACATTAGCTCGTGAAAATTATGTCGCTGTTGTTACTAAGGAAGCTAATGAAGGTTCACTGCGTAAGGTTCATTATGCATACTTCATGGCCTTTGATGCTGCAATTGCTACTGCTGCAAACTACGGCGTTATTAAGGTTCATTAATTTTTATAATTAATAAAATATAATTTATATAAAATTTAATGTTGAGGGGAGTTATACTCCCCTTTGACATTAAGATTGTAGAAAGGAAAATGATATGACAGAAAAAAAAGTTTCATCCGAAAAGGATATTGATAAAAAGACAAAGAAGACCAAAAAGGTAAAAGAAGAAGTTTCAGAAGTTAACCCAGATGTTGTTCCTGAAACTATGGAAGAATGGGAAATGGCTGCTGATTTAGAAGCGTCAAGAGCCAGAGAAAAAAATGTCCAAAAAGAATTAGAGCTCTTGAAAGAGCAGATTCGTTTATTACAAGAAGCCAATAAAAAGGCAAAAGAAGAAAATGATAGATTGTTAGAACTATCTGCTAGAGTTTTAGATACACCGTCAAGTTCTAAACAAGCTGAAACATGTTTAGTTAAATGCTTAGAACTTAATGGTGTTGAATTGTCATCGCCTAATAGAGATGTAATTATTACTTTACCTTATGATGAATGGGTAGAATGTGATGTAAATGAATTAAATCAGATTTTTAAGAAGATTTCAAACAGAACATTATTTGAAGACGGCATTTGTATTATGCAGGATAATGCTCTTGAACGTTTCAGAATAAAAGTAAAGACAATTATTGACATGGATAAGATTTGTTCGTTATTAGATGAGGGCGACGAAGGTGCTATCGTTAAAGAATTTAATAATCTAAGTGATGGCAAGAGAAAAGTAAGTGTATGTCATTTAATTCTTTATACTATCGTTGGGAAAATGTTAGATGGCGAATTGAACAGAGTGCCTAGAGCTTCTATTGAAACTTTAGAAAATTATTTTGGTGTAAGATTAAAAGATGTCGAAACTCTGTTAAAGATTTTTAGACAGATAAAAAGATAATAATATCATATATTAAATGATATTTAGAGAAAGGATAAGGTGATATTTTATGGCGACAAGTTTTGAAAAAATACATTGTCTTGCTACAATTTTAAGAAAAGATACAACATTGGCCACGTTACCATCTTATCAATATTATGAGTTGTGTTATAAACAATTAATTATCGGTAAAGCTGCTTTTGTTTATGATTGTTTAAAAGATTTAAATAAATATACCCCGTATTCTGTAAGTGAGTATGTGTTTACGGGTGATGGTTATGATAATGAATTTCAGTTAACTCCTGCCCCTACAGATTTACAAACAAATATTTATGTAGGGATAAAGAAGGAAGATGATGATTTATTACAAGAAACCATTGCATATACTTATGATAGTGAAACTAATATTTTGACATTAGAAGATACCCCAGCTCCTAATGCTCAAGTTACTATTGCTTTTTTTGATATTGGTTCTTTTGATGACGATTTGGACGATGACGAATGTGCCATCTTAGCCGAGTCCGAACAAATAGCATATTATGAATCTTATTTAGGTAATGCAAAAACATTAAATCAGGTTACATATAGTACAACTGTAAAAATTCATAGTCAGGCTGAACAGTTAAAACAATTAAGTAATGTTTCAATCACTCAGTGGAGAGATAGAGTTGAAAGCATGATTAATAAATATTCGTATAGAAGGTCTCATGACCGCTTAAAAGGTTTGTCTGGAAGAGGTTAAAATATGGCTTTAACACCAAAGAGCTATGGACAAACCTGTACTATGAAAATGTTAAAAGCAGGAGTATCGGGTTCTAATTGGGCAGATAATACTAGTGATGCGATTAAAGAAGGCTTTGAAGATTCTGTAGATTTTCGTATAGTTTATAGGAATATGAATTATGGTATTACCTATAAAACTTGGATATATGAAGGTAATGCTGGAGAAAAAACTGTAGGATATTTGCATTTATTATCTTACCCTTATAATGATGTTAAATTTAAAATTGGTGATTATATTCAATTTGATTATTATCATAATAATGTTACTCCACCTGAATATAAGTTTTGGATTTTAGAATCTTTAGATTGTAGATTGTTGTATAATGTACATGGCAGAATGCTACCTTGTAATCAACAATTAAAATGGCAAGATAGTAATACAAAAAAAGTTTATAGTTACCCTTGTTATTTTAATACAGAAATGACTAAGACTAATATTCTTGATAGTGGTCAAGGCTTCAATGTAGAATCTGGTGCTATTATTGCTATTGTACAACAGAATGCAGATACTTCTACCATTTATGTTAATCAACGTTTTGTGTTGAATGGGCGTACATATGTTGTTTATCAATATAATGACAATATTGATGAAGGTCTTTTGTATGTTTATTTGAGATTAACAGCTGAGCTCCCAGAAGATGATTTAGATAATTCTTTAGCTTATAATGGCTCTGATATTCAAATTGATGATTCCCTTAATGGAGATATTATTAATATAGAAAATAGTATTTCTTTAAGGCAGGGAGAAAATGTTAATATTAATATTTATAATTATATTAATGGGTTAAAAGGTTCTGATATTTTTGAAGCTGTCTGTTCAGGAGTGCCAACGTTGAATTATACGATTAGTAATTTAACAGGCAATGAGTTTGTAATTACAAATAATAAACAATATACAAAGGCTCCATTAAAAATAGATTTTACTAACTTAACTACCGAAGATATAACAACGGTATATGTTTGGCTGGGAGGTGCTTTGTAGTGGATTTTTATAATAATAGAGATATGCAAAAAAATGTTTATTATGCTACATATGGTAGTGTAAGAACTTTACCATATGATATTATAAATAAATTAATGACAGATAATGAAGAGCTGTGGAAGCTTATGAAATATGATAACCCATTAGGCAAAGATAATCTTTCATTAGAAGAAAAGCGTTCAATGATATGTACAGATTCTATTAATACAGATAGATATAATGTTGTTTTACAAAAATTCTCTGAAGAGGCTATGACTTCTGATGAGGGTAAAGTTTTTGCCCAAATGAGAATTCAGGTTTTATCAGGATATTCTGAAACTCCTTCAACAGCAAAAGTGTCTGTTCTTTTTCAATTTATAGTTAATGATAAAAAGATGTTATGTAACACAGAAGTAACTCCATTTGATAACAGGGCGTTTGCAATGTGTCAAAATGTTATTGATTGTTTAAATGGTAAACCATTAAATGATAATAAAAATTATTTATATATTAATGATGATGAAGATTATAATGGAGATATGAAGCTTGTTACATACAATAAGGAGTATAGTGGATATATTTTAATTATGTCTACTAATATTTCTGATTAATGGAATTAAAAGATTTTTATTCTGAGTATAAGGATATCATAGGGGAACCTCAAAGTATTGAAGGGGTTCCCTTTTATCCTATAAAATTATTTGAAAAAGAAAAAGCAGATATTTTAAACACTTTATTTGGTAGAGACAAAATGGAATTTGTAGATAAAACAAATATGCCATTTGACGGGATAAAAGGCATTTATAAAAATTCTTATTTAAAAGCTATGTTATATGGCTATAGTTACCGTGGTGTTGGGGATTATTACGGGATAATAGAATTGATAAGAAAATTTTTTATAGATACTTGTAAAATAGACAATAATAACGGTGATGATATTGTTATTATTGGTAACATGCAGTTGACTAATCCTTTGGATATTTTTAATAGTCCTTTTTATATTATAATTAAAAAGGGTGATAAAATGTTAAAAATAGATGAAGATATTTTTGACATTGTTAGAGAAACTGTTCTTAAACAGAATGGCGTGTCGTTAAAAAGTATTGAAGGTTATAATGCTGACATGGAAAAAATTAAAATAGAAAAATACAACTCACAAAAATCAATGTCTTTCTCGGATGAAATTTTTGCTTTTATTGCAATTTCTGGTATAGATGTTAACAGTAAAAGTTTTAAAGATTATACTTTGTATCAATTTAAATATCATTTTGGCTATTTACAACAGTATATAGATTATAAAACATTATATCCTTTACAAGCTAGTGGTATGGTTAAATTCCAAAATAAAATTAAATATTATTTAGAGCCACTTAATTTTGAAAAGGGAAGATATGATGATTTATTAATAAAATCAGATGATTTTGCTCAGTCAGGAATAGCAAAGTCGGTCGGTGCATTTGAAATTCCTGACTTGAAAAATAGATAAACAGGAGGAAAATTATGAAATATTTTTTAGTTTCTGTTGCTAATGTAGTAGGTCGTGACCCTCAGACAGGCGCTGGTTTATTCTATGGTACTACTAATGCTTCTACTGCTGTCAGCTTATCTATGACAGAAGAAGAAATTCGTGGTGGTATTAATAACGTAATTCAGGGCGTTTATATGCATGATAAGACACTTGAAGCTACAATTGAAAAGGTAACTTTCTCAAAGGCTTTCTTACCATTAAATGTTGGTAGTGATATTCTTAATCGTAATGTAAAGATTCTTGAAGATGAATGTTTAACTTTAGATGCTTCAGGTAATGGAACAATCAGTAAGGTACCTGTTGGTGTTGTTAACGTTTTCTTAGATGAAGATACTGCAGCTCAGGCTACTGCTACTCAAAACGGAAATGGTCAGTATGTAATCTCTGTTCCTAGCATGGGCGGACAGTTAGTACATGCTATTTATGAAGTTTATGAAACTGTAGATACATTAACCATTGAAACAACTACTCCACCAAAGGTTGTTGATTTAACTTTATTCATTCAGTTACGTGATGAAAATATGAATTTAGCTTATGTATTACAATACAATATTCCTAAGTTCCAAGTATCTGGTAACTATGAATTATCATTAAGTGCAGATGGCGTATCTAATGAATCATTAAGTGGTAAGGCATTAAATGTTAAGGCTGAAGATTGCTCTACTGGTGATATGTATGCTACAATTAAGTGGGTACCAGTTGCATTATCTGAACAGAATATTAATGGTATTATCATCACAAATGGTAATATTAAGGCTGCTGCTGCAACTGCTGCTGATTATCAGTTAAATGTTATCGGCTTATATAATAGTTTAGATAATCGTACTTTATTAACAAGTGGTGTAACTTTCACTACTTCTGGTTCTATCACAGGTGTAACTGTTGCAGAAAATACAGGATTAATTACTATTGCCGATACTGCAACTGCTGGTAATATGACTATTACTGCCACATATGGCGACTATTCAGATTCTATTATTTTAACTGTCGAATAATAATCTTTATGAATTTTTGCAATTTTGGTGAAGAAAAAAATATAGGCAGCGGGATTTATTACATATGTAATATAACTCAAATGCCTTGTAAGTTTGCTAGATGGTGTTCATCTGAAAAAACGTATAAACCTAATGCTAATTTTAATTCATGTGTAGTTCGCAAAAATGAGATGAATAGATTGTCATTAGAATCTTCACAAAAAGAAACTTTAGTTAAAAAGAAAAGACAGAAAAAGTCCAAAATAGTAGAATCTACACTAGATAATTAGTGTGAAATGTTTAGAGGAGCCATTGAACATTATAGTTTAATGGCTCTTTTTTTACTTTATTACAATTATATTATAAGGTATAATATAATTGAACATATATATTATAAAAGGAGGAATCTGATATGTTAAAAGAATTAGAAGAAAAAGCTATTTTAAATTTTGTTGAAGAAGAAAAAGAACCGATTGAGGCAGTTAAAGTAGATATCAAATATTTAAATAATGATATTTATGCACAAAATATAATCCCAGAAGAAGATTATAATGATTTATATAAAGAATGCATGAATAATATAACAAATATTTTTGATGACCCTAATATTATTGTTTATAGAGTTTTATTAGATAAGTATACTAATATTTTAGTAGAAACACTTTCTGATAAAGAAGTTGAAGATGTATTTGATACTATAGAATATGAAGTATGGTTACGAGATGATAGTGCACATTGGCGTTTAATAAATGAAATACAGAAATATTATAAAATATTTGTTATAGAAAATATTGTTAAGAAAACAATGGAAGAATATTTTAATGACCAAGTAACCAGAAATGCTTTTGAACAAATTCAAAAGGATTTAGAATCTATGGATATGGAAAAGATTAAGGGTTTATTAGAAATATTTGGAGCTACTAATTCTGTAAATATTGGAGAATAATCAATATGCCTTTACCGATAGTTTATCCTAAGAGAAAAAAATGGTATGAAAAAACTGCTGGTGCTCGATGGGATATAGATGAAAAAACTTTAAAAAAAAATACTGAAGATTTTTTACAAATTAAAAGGTGGAAATTTTTTAAAGAGTTCGAGTTTACTAAAGGATTTTTAGATTATTTTAAAAATGATTTGATGGCTATTCAACGATGGGCGTCTTATAATTGTACTAGAAAACTTAAAGAATTAGTAGAGCAAAGACGGTATGTCATGTATACACATGAAGGTAATTCAACTGGTTCTTTTTATTATGATAGAGATGGGCGTTTTCCTACGGTTTTTAATGTGTTTGTATTTATAAAAGATAATCGTTTGGTATATAAAATTCATTATTTTTATCAAGATTTAAAAATAAGACGGTGGAATAGGAGAGAAGAATCTTTACCACGTTATTTAAGTTTATATGGTATTGATAAACGTGATGATTTGCCTGATATATTAAATACTCCTGTTACTTTATATCATAATAGTGATGACCTTCGTTTTAAGTACAGAACCAGAAGATTTAAACGTAAGGTTGGCAAAAGAGAAGGTCGTTATTTTGAAGTGTTTGATAACTGGTTTAGGACTGAAATGTATAATTATTTTTTAAAAAAATGTGAAGAAAAAGGATTCCTTTAAGCATATCTAAAGGTGGTGAGAATAAATGGCACAAAATTTTAATCATTCGGTGCGTGTTCTAAAAGATAATTTAATAGAATTAGATAAACAATTATCTGAGCTTAAGAATAAAAAAAAGGAACTTGAAAAATGGGGCGGCTCTATTGAATATATTAAAAAGATAGAGGCTGAAATTAAAAAATTAGAAAATAGTATTGATGCTGCAAAAAAAGTGACAGAGGGAGGCAGAGGAAATACTGTTGCTGATGTTGAAAAACAAAATGCCAATATAGAAAAAGAATTAACTAAGATTAAAAATGAGAATACAATCGCAACATTAAAGGCAGCTGTAGCAGAAGAAAAATACGCTAATAGTGTTAAACATACTAAAGAATCTTTAGAAAATAATATAGAAGTATTTGAAAAAAGGAATGAGGCTATCCTTGGGAAAGAAACAGGTCTTAAAGATGCATTAGATGCTCTAAAGGATTCTTTATCAAATGCTCAGACTAAAGAAGATGTGGCTGCAGTAGCTCAAAATTTCAAGCTTCTTAGTGTAGAAATTTCTAATGCTACTAAACAATCTAAAGATTTTGAAAAACAACAAAAGCAAGTACGAGAAGAAGCTAAGGCTGCTGCTTTAGCTACTGCATCAGAAGTTGCTAGTTATGTTACAACAATAAAAACAAAAATTGTTGATGGTTTGTGGAATGCCGCACTGGGTTTTGTCAGGAACATATTTGAAGCTACTAAACAGTTAGATGCTGAATTAGTTGAAATTAGAAAAGTTACTAATTTAACAGAGAAGGAACTAACGGCTTTTGTTGGCAATGTACAGCAAATAGGAAATAGAACAGCAACTACTACTAGTCAATTACTAGAAGCCAGTGCTGTTTTTGCTAGAAGTGGTTATAGCACTGAACAGATTGAAAAGTTAACAGAAGAAGCTGCTGTATTAAAGAACGTATCTGATGGTATTACGGATATGTCTCAGTCAGCTCAGGTTTTAATTTCTGTTATGAAGGCGTATGATATCCCTGCTGAGAAAGCAAGAACAATTACCGACCAGTTAAATATTATTAGTAATAATGCCGCTATTTCTTTTGATGATTTGGCAGAAGGCATAAGTAGAGTAGGTTCGGTATTTGCAAGTCAAGATACAAGTATTGGCCAGCTGAGTGCAATGTTAACTGGTGCAAATGAAATTTTGCAAGATATTAGAAAAACATCTAATGGTTTAAAAACTATATCTCAAAGATTAAGACAGATTAAAGGTGATTCTGCAAAACTGCAGGGTTTAATTGGTGGTATTACTGAAAAATATGGTGAGGTTGTTAATATCACCGATATCCAAACTGGTCAGTTAAGGGGAACATATGATATTTTAGCTGACTTAGCCCGTGTTTGGGATAAGCTGACTAAAAACGAACAACAATTAATTGGAGAACAGTTGGCTGGTAAAAACCAAATAACTGTATTGCAGGCTCTTTTAAATAACTGGGCAGGTGTTCAAAAGGCAGTTGAAAATGTTGATAAGGCTACTGGCTCAGCTGCAAAAGAACAAAATGCATACTTAAATTCTTTAACAGGAGCTTTAAATCAGTTTAAAGCAAGTCTTGAAAATATGTATGCAAGTATACAAGTGTCTCCTATACTTACTGGTTTAATACGAATGGGCAGTGCACTAGTAGATATTGTTAATAAAATAGGTATCGTCCCTATTTCTTTAGGATTGATTTCAGGTAAAGTAACTAGTTTGTTTAAAAACGTTACTAGCGGTGTTGAAAAAATTTCTGGGCTATTTAATCTTTCTACTACAAACCTAAAAGATTCTCTTAAGGATGTTTTAAAAATATTAACTCCTTTCTTAAAGCCGAGTTCTTATCAAGATGTTCTTAATAAAGTAAAAAATATTACCGATTTAACCAAAGAAGAACGAGAATCTTTTGTTGAATTGTTAAAATATGATTCTGAAAGGAACCTTAGTCTTGCTCAACGCATAGCTTTAAGTAATTTACAGAAAAAAGCTGACGCTGATACTATTGCTTTATTGGGCAAACAGGTGGCATTAGAACAGGCTTTAAATGCTGCAAGGACTATTGGTATTAGTTTACTTGTTGCTGGCGGGATTGCTCTTGTTTCTAAGTTTATTAGTCATTTAAAAAAAGAACGAGAAAATATTATAAAAACTTATACAGATTCTAAATCTCAGTTAAAAGATATAGAGTCTCAAATAGAAGCTATTAATGAAGAAATTGATAGTATGGGTGGAGCAAAAACAATTGCTCAGACAAAACAACTTGAAGAACTTAATTTAGAATTATATAGGACAGAAAAAAGAGCAGAAGCTGCCAAGAAAAAATATTTAGAACTGGTAGAGGCTAGGTTCCAATATGCTGGTTATGGTACTGGATATTTAAAGTTTGAGGACAAAACCAGCGGTGTAGATATTGAGTATAAAGAAAAAGATATTTTGAAGTTCTTTGACGAAGTATCTAATAGATTTGTAGTCACAGAGGAAAATTATGCTGAAGTTTTAGATGTTATTGAGGGTGATGTTTATAATTTCTTTGATGGTCTTAGAGATAGTACAGACGAGAATGTTCAAAGGGCTATTGCTCAGTTAGATAGCTTAAAAGAATCTTTAAAAGAATATGAACGAGATTTAAAAGAAGATGTTACTCTTGGTATTACTCAAGAATCTGTTGAAGATTATTTGCGACTTGTTTTTGAAGATGCTATTGATACTGTTTCAGGTGAATTAGATTGGCATAAGATATTTGAAGGTATTGGAAGTGTTAATGTTGATGACATGGTTAATTATTTTGGCCAGCCAATTGATAGTTTTGTTGACCGAATACATCAACTTAATAAAGAAAATATTGAATTGTGGCAACAACAATATACAGAAATATATGCTGTTAGTAGAGGATTACAAGAGTATGCTGATTTATATGAACAAGCAACGGGTACATTATCTTCATCTCAGTTGTTGAATATATTAGATAACTGGGATAAATATGCAGATGTATTAGTTGTAGAAAATGGAGAATTAAAAATTAGTAAAGAACTTGTTCTACAAAAAGCAAAAGCTCAAATTGAAACATTAAAATCTACTTTAAAAGCAAAAATAGCAGAGACAGAACAAACTGTTGCTATGGAAAAGCTAGAACTTGCTGCTACAAAGCAAGCCTTAGCAAATGCTAAAGCTGTTATTAATGCTAATAATAAAAAGATAGAAAGTACTAGAAAATATACTGCTGTTAAACAAGCTCAAATTATGGCTGAAAAAGGCGTGATAGTTGAAGCTCAACGGTATATGGGCGATATTCAGAAATATCAAACTAATATCGACCAATTAACAGTTGCTATAGCTAATCAGGAAAGTTATATTAATAATTTAAAAGGACAAATTGAAGCTCTTGATAAAATAGATTTAGAGTCTTTGATGCGCAATGCAGCTGCTAGTACTTCTAAAGCAGCTGCTAGTACTTCTAGGGCAGCTGCTAATACTTCTAAAGCAGCTGAGGCTACTAAGCAACTTAATGAAGAACTTAATAAATTAAAGAATTTATTGTCAGCTTTACAGAAACAAATGTCTGATACTACAGATGTCTATCAAAAAGTTCAGGCAGCTATGAAAGATATTATTGAGGCTGAGATTGATGCTCTGGAAGAAGAGAACGATACATTAGATGAAGGTGTTAAATATTATAATGCTCGCATAAAACTTATTGAAGAATATTATGATAGTGGTATTGATAAGTTAAAAGAGCAACAAAAGGCTGCTGAAGAGGCTAATGAAGCAGAACAACAAGCTTTAAAGGATAAAATAGATGCTTTAAAAGAATCTACTAAAGAATATGAAAAACAAAATAAGGCACAGCAAGATAGTATTGATGTAGAGGTTCAAGCATTAGAAGACCAAATTAAGGCTATTGAAGAAGCTAATAAGGCCAGAGAAGATGAAGTAGATATGCAACAGAGACTGTTGGATATTGAAAAGGCTCGTCTTGCCGCTGAAAAAGCTAAAGACGCTTATGAGGCTGCTAAGAGAAGTAAGACAGTCAGGACTTATGATGCGGAGCGTGGCTGGGTTTATACTGCCGACCAAGGCGCTGTTAATGCTGCTTATGGCGAATATACATCTGCACAACGGAATTATGAAAAGCTTCAGGAAGAGTTGGCAAAGATTCAAGCTGATGCTCAAGTTCAGGCAGAAAAAGATGCTATCCAAGCACAAATAGACGCCTTAAAGGAACAGAAAGAATCTTTAAAAGAATTACTTGACAAAACAAAAGAAGATGCTGACAAGCAAGAAGAAGACTGGAACGCAGAGATTGACGTCCTTAAAGAACAAAAGGATGCTATAAGTGAAAGCTTTGAAAAACAAATCGACGAACTTGAGAAACAATCTGATTCATTATCAAATATCGAAGATGATGTTGAAAGAATGTTGGATAAATATCTTAATGATGAAGATGTTTTAGCTTGGGTTGAGGCTTATAAAGCAGCTTCTGAAGAAGAGCGTCGGGCAATGGAGGCAGAGCTGAGGAATGAATGGGCTGCTAATAGAAAGAGTGTCCTCTCTAATGAAGAACAAATTGACCAACTTAAAGATTTGTTAACTAAAGTTAATGACATGCTTAAGACTACAGAATCTGTATTAGAATCTGAAGGCGTTAAGGCATGGTTAGAAAGCTTTAAGGGTGGGGATTATACTCAGAGAGATGACATGATTACAGAAATGCGTGATGCATATTTAGATTTTGTCACAGCTCAGCAAGCAGAAATTGATAAGGTTCAAGCTTCTATTGATAAGTTAGAAGGTACTATTAATGTTACTAATCAGTTGTTGGCTAATTGGGGTACAGGTAAGAGCAACACTCCTGTTAATAGTTACGCTAACGGCGGTGTTGTAGATTCTGGATTATTAATGAATACTGGTATGTTAAGTAATAGAGTAAAAGTTCATGGCACTCCTAGTAGTCCAGAAGTTATTTTAAATGGTAGACAACAGGCTAATTTGTTGTATAGATTAGGTCAACAAAAACCTAGTGTTATAAATAATAATAATGCAGGTGCAAGCAGTAGTTCTGTTTATGTAGCGAATTTAACTATTCAGGCAGACAGTAATGATACATTAAGAGGATTATTGTTACAGGCAAGACAGTTAGCTGTTGTTGGTTAATATTAAATAAGGGGAGTTTAAATACTCCCCTTAACATATAAGAAAAATAGAAAGGGTGATAAAATGGCTTTAGTATATAGACCTAATGCCTTATATATGTCTCCAAAGAATGAAAGTGTAGACGTAACTAATGGCGTAAATTTTTCTTTTACATTTAAAGGTTACCAGATGAATAATGCTGTTGGCCAACTATATCAGAATAGCAATATAGGTGAGTGGACTAAATTAGGGAATAGTTTTGATTTTGCTTCTGGCAATGCCCCTTATTATAATAATCAGAAAATAGAGTTTAACAGTAATAGTAATACAAACGTTCAGAATAATATAGTTAATAATGCTAATAGCGTGTTAGGTTGGGGCGTAACAGTATATGGTATTCCTTCTACACAAAATGCTACTGCTAATAATAGAATGGTTCCTTCTGTTAGAGGATTTGAAAGTGGTGATACAGTAGCTGTTTATACAGGTTCTGGAACTACTACACCATATTATTTTAATTATATTGGAAGCTATGATTCTAAATTATCTTTAGGTGCTGTGAATACAGGAACAGATGCTGAAGGAACAGATATTAATAATACATTCTCTGTATCTGAGGCGGTATATATTAATCTTACTACTGGTGATAAAATACAAGAAAGTAAATCAAGTACTGCTTATTATATATATAAGGTTAATGAGGGTGCTTCTAATCCTATTGGATATTATATAAAAGTGTATGATACATTAGCTCATGCACAGGCAGGCGGTACAACTGGTATAATTACCACAGCAGTTGCTAATAAGACTTTTTATGTTAACGCTGTTATTGTAACAAATTCTAATACTTTTTATGTTGGGGTTGTTGGTGGTAATGTAATAACTTTATATACTACAAAAGAAGCATCATTACAAGGTGTAGAAGAAGCTATAGTCTCTTTAACTAATGGTTCTACATATACTATACAAGCATTTGAAAATTCTCAAATTGTACAGTTTACACCTTTAATTGCTAACTCTGTTGTGTTTGATTTAGACGATGTATATGGAACAAATAGAGGAGTAACTTTAACGTTAAGTGATAATAACATCTATACATATTCTTCTGCTAATACTTTATTTACAGGACAACAATTGACTGCTACTAATGGAACAGATAATAAAACATATTATATTAGAGTGTGGGAGAATAATCCTAATACGCTTTCGTTATTTACAAATAGACAGGCTGCTCTTGGTAATAACTCTACATATTTAACTTTATTAGATTCAGGATATAATAATGTTTATTTGTCTGAAGTATTACAAAATAATAAGACATTTACAGTTGGTTGGGCTGATGAAAATAATATCCCAATGATTACTAGTTGGGAGGCAATTTTATATAGTGTAAAGTTTGATGACACTAATAATATTAAAAGTAAAAACATTATTGAAAAAAGTGGAATACAATATAATGGTAATGTTAAATATGAATTTGAACATTTACTTTTAAGTTTTGCTTCAAATTTAGGAGCAAAAGATAGTAGTAATTTTGGCAGATATATGGTTGAATTTAATCTTGTAGACAGTATAGGATTTGAATATACAGGCTCTTTATTATTTGATGTTGGATATGAAGTTGCTTTTACTTCTTATTCTCCTAGTGCTATTGTTAATAATTGTGATAGTTCAGTATCAGTACAATGGGATAATGCTGTTGCAATAAAAGGTGAATCTCAAGACGGTGGTGTTGGGCAAATTAAAGATTATTTATATGCTGGGAATTATGGTGCATTAATTAATCAGAATAATAGTGTTACATATGATGTTAATATTCCTGAAAATAGTTTCCCAACATTTTTATTCCAGCCTTCTGCTGGATTTAATGGTACAATTGTATCATTAGACGGTGACACTGAAAGTGCAGTATTAAGATATGATGTAATTGCTGGTAATGGTGTATTTACTTTTTCAATTACCACAAAAGCTTTAGGCTCTACAGTAAATACAATTGTTAATACTGATGTTAATTTATTAGATAATAGTAAAGTATATTTAATTGGATATGCTGAAGGGGAAATATATATTAGAGAATATGCAGATGCTTCTGGAGCATTAACCGAAACATCTGCTTCTGGTACTACAATTAATATTGATGGCACTGTTTATCATGAGCCTTTAGACATTACACTACAAGGCAACACAACCCAAGAGGGTAGTAGTGGGAAAAACCTTATACCACGTCCATATTATCAAGCAGATGGGACATATCAAGGTGTCACATGGACAACTGATAGTTTAGGTAAAATTACGGGAAGTGGGACAACTACATCAGGAACAAACCTTATATTGGCACAAGAAAGTACTTTTACACTTCAAGCAGGCACTTATACCTTAAGTATAAAAGGTACAATGACAGGCATTGATTTAAAAATTTATGATGGCTCAACTATCCTTGCAACTATTGTAAGAGGCTCTGTTGATGGCAAGTCAACTTTTACGCTTTCAACGGCTAAAGGTGTAAGAGTTTATTTTAATACAGGGTATACTGGTGATGTAGTAAATGTTAGTTGTTATGTTCAATTAGAAAAAGGCTCAGAAGCCACCTCATACGAACCTCATATATCACCAACTAACCCTCAACCTATTCAGAACGTTAGAGGGGATAATGAGGTTAAGGTTGTAGGGAAGAACTTGCAAGATTTATCATTGAGAGATAATTTATCGAGTATAACTTTTAGTGAAGTTACACTTGATTATAATGCTACAAAGTTTAGAATACACGGCACGGCAGCAACGGCAAGTGGTGGAAGAACAACGTTAGCGTTATTGAAAACATTTCTAACACGGGGAACTTACACAATATCGGCTCAAAACATAACGGGGACAATAGGGACTTTATACGGATATTTGCATAATTCAAGCCACACAATAATCGGTACGGCTTTTGGCTTTGTAGGAACAACAACCTCAACCACAGTGACAGTCACAGAAAGTGGCGAATATTACATAGGTTTTAATATTACAAGTGGCGAAACGTATGACGTATATTTCAATATTCAGTTAGAACACGGCACAACGCAAACAACATACGAGCCATACAAAGAGCAGAGTTATCCTGTTAATTTACCAGTTGAGAACTTACTTCATGTTGCTAATGGTGAAACCACAGTAGGCGGTGTAACTTTTAAAGAAACTGCTAAAGGCATTGAGTTAACTGGCTCAACACAGTCAAGCACGTTTACGATTTTATATAACGGAACTTTACCAAGTGGAACTTATACCTTGTTTGGTATGGATAGCGGAGCAAGTACAAGCACCTACCAAATGTTAGTATATAAAAACGGCTCAGTTATTCAGTATTACAGAACGGCAACTGCCTACACCTTTACAGTAGAAAGCACCGACACGATAGCGTTAAGGCTATATGTTTATAGCGGTCAAGGTGACTTTGGCGGAAAGATTTTACCATTACAACTAGAAAAAGGCTCAGTTGCTAACACCTATACCCCATACGGAACAACACCTATTGAACTAAACAAGATAGGTGACTATCAAGACTACTTTTATAAGAGTGGGGATAAGTGGTATGTTCATAAAGAGTTTAACAAGGTGGATTTAGGAAGTTCAACATGGATATACAACACCACTGGAAGAGTATTCTATACAGGACTAAATCCAGCACCACCAACACACACAAACACAGTAAGAGCAGATGCGTATTGCTCTAAATATCCAATTACCACTTGGAGCGGTAAGACAGATAAAACTGCGCAAATCTTTTATGCGTATGTAAATGGTATCAACATTGAAGATGAATCATACACAGACGCACGGACATTCCAAAGTTCAATAAGTGGGGCTGAATTAGTTTACAGAATAGCCACACCAATCAACACCGAAATCACCTACACACCTTTAATAAATCAGTTAAACGCTTTAGAAAATGCTTACTCTTATGATGTAGTAACCAATATATTACAAGACAATAGCGGTAACCCATTTATGCTAGAGGTACAGAGTTCTTCTTATAAATAAAATGGAGGTAATTAATTTATGATATTAGGATATAATAGTAATTTAGGTACGTCCGTTTTATTAGGCGGAGTTGAATATGTCCCTCAATTAACAGGTTTTACTTCTATTACTTTTGGTGGTACTAGTGATATGATTATTACGGATGTTTGGGGTCAAGAACAAATTGAAGTAGATGGTCAATGGACAGATATGACTACAGATTATTTGGATAATTATGTAAGTTCAAATATCAATTGGACATTATACACATATCTTTTAACTATGAATCAAGAAGGTTTAGAAGGCGGAAGTATTCAAGGAATAGGTGATATTACTGGATGGGCTTTATATAGATATGACAATAAGACAGAAGAAGCTTTATTATTAGCTAATTTTGATGCTGATGTTCCTCAATATATGGATTATACTGCTTTATTAAACAGAGATTATTATTATTTATTATATGCTTATGGAACAGAAGGTACTTCTTCTGCTTTGCAGACTCCTTCTGTTTCTTTAAATTATTATGGGTATTTCTTAATTGATGTTACTAATGATGTAGTATACAAATTTGATACTAATTTTAGTGGAGGAGAATTAACTCAAAATACAGATTATTCTTCTTTTAGAACTAATAATAAATATCAAACATATCATACAGGTGATTTGCAATATCTGTCTGGGCAAATAACTGCTCTTGTTAGATATGCTAATAGTGATAATTATATTAATAACTCTATAGAATTATTACAAAATTTAAGAGACTGTGTTAAAGATGATACACGAACAAAAATACTTAAAACCAGAAAAGGTGAAGGATGGTATGTATTCACTAAAGACTATAATGATAGTGTAGTGAATCAAGCCATTGGCGCTCAGCCAGTAAATGCAAGTTTTTCTTTTGATGAAATAGGGACATTAGATTCAGGTATTGATAGTTCTGCTTTTAATGTTGTTTATTAATAGGCGGTGATATTATGCAAGATTTGCAAAAATATTTTAATTATATTTCTACTAAAAGAATTAGAGAACCTATTTATAAAATTGAGTTATTGCATAAAGAAGATGATGCTGTTATTGGTGAAATTACAAGTAGTGTTGAAGACGGAAGTGGAAGCATTTCTATTAGTAATCAGGATGGGTCACGTAGAAGTGCTTCCTTTACTTTAAATAATTATAGGAATCAATGGCAAGAATATTTTAAATATTTAAGTATAGGGCAAAGATTTAAGGTTAGTTTAGGATATAAAATAAATGGAGAAGAAATGTGGTTTCCTCAAGGAGTGTTTGTATATTCAGACCCTTCCTTACGGAGTGAGGGTTCTAACACTACAATAAGTATTTCTGGTAATGATAAGTGGTCATTGTTAGATGGTACTGTTGGTGGTATATTAGATGCTACGTTTCAAGTACCAGCAGGAACATCTGTAGGTAAATTTATTAATGATAGCTTGAAGTTGGATATAGTAAAAGATTATGTTACTCCAAACATTGATGCTAGTGTTTTTAATGCAATGACTACGTATGATATTATACATAGTGCAGGCGAGACTATTGCTGATGTATTTCTGGAAGTAGCTGCTAATTTATCTTGTTATGTTTATTATGATGAAAATGGTATTTTTACTATGAGACCTTTTGATTATGATGAAACATTAAGCCCTGTTTATGAATATACTTATAACGATATTAATTATATTGGGGCTACTAAAACATTGCCAATAAGTAAAATATATAATTCAGTATTGGTAGTGAGTGACAACTTACAAAATTCTAATGCTCCAATAGTTGCTATGTTAGATAATAATGATGTTACTGATATTAATAGTGTAGTCAATGGAGCTATTAGAAAAGTATATAATGTAACAGATAATATTGCAGGCATTTATACTCAGAAACAAGCAGATGAGAGAGCAAGATATGAATTAAAGAAAGTTGCTTGTATGCAATCAACAATTAGTTTAACTACAACTCCTTTATATCATATGAGGGAAAATGAAATAGTCACTGTTACAGACCCTTATTTAGGTTGTAATGCAGAAAGATTTTTAATAAGTGGTATTAATTTTAATATTGGTGTAGATAATAGTGCTACATTAGATTTAGTTAAGACTACAAGATACTTGTAAAAGGTGGTGTTAATTAAATGAAAAGAGAAGCTAAAGAATTAAATAATTTAATTGAACAAGTTAGTCAAAAAGTTGTAGATAAAGTTGTTAATGAAAAGTATTTGGTAAGCCGTATGGCTGTTATAGTTAATGAATTTGACCCTAATACAAATAGTGCTAGTATTATTATCCCTACAGATTTAAGTAATCATACAGATTATAAATATCCTAATAGAACAGGTATGACTAGTTTACGAAGTACTGTTTGGGAAAATGGTCAAATTAAAACATATGGAGATAAAGTTTACTTAGTATATCAGAGTAACAATATATCTCAAGGTTGGTTAGAAAGTAATAAGTCTTTAGACATTGTTAAAGAAGTAAGTAGAGATTATTTAACAAAAGCCGATGCTGCTGCTACATATGAAACCAAAGCAAATGCCAGTGCAACCTATGAAACGAAAGCAAACGCCAGTGCTACATACGAAACAAAGACAAATGCTGCCGCTACATACGAAACGAAAACGAACGCTAGTAATACCTATGTGAAGAAGTCTGGCGACACCATGACAGGTGTATTACATATAAAAGCATCTGGTTGGAACGCAAGAGCAAGTGCGATAGACACCGTACATAATGGTGAAGTTGACTTGGCATTTGGTGTAAACCATACAGACCATGGTGTTTATAGTACGGGCTATTCGACAGACGGTTCATCATGGACTAGCAACGGAAAATGGTTGATTTATCGAGGAACAGGTGGTATTGGTGTTGCTGGAAATGCCATTGTAATTGATACAAACAACAATGCAACAATAAATGGTAACACAAATGCTAATGGATATATCCAAACTAACGGTAGTGGTGCCAATTCAAGAATAGTAGCACAAGATTCAGTTCATAATGGTCAAGTACGTTTAACGTTCGTTAACAACCATACGCAACATGGTATTTATAGTACAGGTTATTCAACTGATGGAAAAACATGGACATCAGACGGAAAATGGATTATATGTCGTACTTCTGATAACAAAGTTCGGTTGAGTGGCAGTAAGGCTACTGTTGATGCAAATGGTAACATTAGAGCAGAAGGCTATGTTAGTTTAGGCGGTAATGTTTACGCAGATGGCGGCGATATTCATGCTGGAACTACCACAAAGGCACGGACAGCTAATAATGGTGTACATAGTGTAGCTGGCAAGATTTACTTACATACCGAAGGCACAACAAGTGGTAAGCGTGGTTTGTGGGTTAGTAATCGGAGTGATACATATAAAGAGATTATATCGGTAGACCAAAACAACGTGGCTACCTTCTATGGCCATACCACAAGGTCAGCTATATGGGCAAAAGGGAGTGGTTCACACTCAATAGCAGTTAGCGCAACAGGCATTCCTGCAAAGGTACAGGTCAAGCAAGTAGGCAGTGATTTTACAATTTCCAATGGGAATGTTATCTGCGGTAGAGCAGGAACTGTAAGAGTTACTTGTAAACTGTTCGTATGGTCTAATGTTGTCAATGGTGGTGGTATGACCGCTTGGATAAGAGTAAGTGGTACAAACAATACAGATACACAAACTACAATGTCACCATTCACAAACGGAGTAATGTATTTAGAAGGTATCTTTACTGTAAGTGCTAATACTGCTATCAATTATCAAATTAGAAATGATAGTGGTTCGGCTACTTTAAGTCATCAAGCAACATCATCAATGATTGTTGAGTATTTAGATTAAGGAGTGATTATATGGCATTTTATGGAAAAAATGTAGGGGTTGTCCCTTTAACTGATGCTGCTGGCATCACAAAAGTTTTTAATTGGCCATCACATAAAGGGCTTGATATTGGATGGTCAGAATCAAACTGGATGTACTGTCCAGTTCTTGCTTGGCAAGATGGTGTAGTTGTCGCCAGAGGGTATGGTTCTGAAGTTGGCAACTATATTGTCGTTGAGCATTATTATAATAGTGATAATACTAAACGTTGGACGGGATATATTCACCTTGACGCTTTCCCTACTGTAAAAGTAGGCGACAAAGTAACTCTTGGTCATCAGATGGGCAATGCTAGACGTGGCAATACAGGCAATAGTAATGGGGTTCATCTTCATATTTATTTAACTAAAGAAGTAGAACAAAGAGTCCCTTATACTTGGAACACTATGTTGGCTAATTCTATTGACCCATATCCATATTTATATTGGAGTAAAGAGTTTAATTATAATTATATTGCATATACTGCATGGAAGAAGGAATTAAAAATGATTAAATATCCAGAACCTGTTAAGAGAAATGAAAAGATTAATCAAGTTGAAATCAAATCTGACACGAGACGTTTAAGAAGCACTCCAGAAATTAAGAGCAATAATATTTATGATGATTATTGTAAAAAGGGCATTTATAATGTTCTTAATATGACAGTCAAAGATGATTATACTTGGGGTTTAATTGCTGAAATTGATGGCAATAAATTTTGGGTTGCTATTATGGATGGGGAATATTTACCTAAGAAAGAAATTAAATATCCTGAGCCAGTAGCAAGAGATGAAAATGTCTATCAGTGTGAGATTAAGTCTGACACTAGAAAGTTAAGAGTACAGCCTTCTTTACAGGGAGAAGAATATGATAAACTTTGTAAGAAGGGTATCTATAATGTTCTTAAATGGCAAGCCGCTGATGGTTATGACTGGGCATTAATTGCTGTTATTGATGAGAATGAATTCTGGGTAGCAGTAATGGCAGGTGAAGATTTACCACCTGTTGAAAAGGATTTTGAAAAATTATACAACGAAGAGAAAAAGAAAAATGAAGAGTTGACTAAAAAGAATAAAGTATTAGTTGATGAAAATGATTCTCTTAAAGTAGAACTTTCTAGCTGTAAAGATAAGTGTTCACAGTTAGAAAAAGAATTAGCTGAAGTACAGGCTGATTTAATAGATGCTAATGCTAAATTAGCAAAGATAATAGAGATTGCGGAGGGTAAATAATTATGGAAGAATTTGCTATTATTAAAATTGCTGCAGGTGTAATGATTTGTACAGAAGTCATTAAAGGAATGTTTTTCCAAGATGAAATCTTAAAAAATAGATTTGTCCCTGCAATTGCCATTGCCTTAGGTGTTTTATTTAATGCTTGGGATAATGGTTTCATTATGAATTATGATATTTTCTTGGGAGGATTAGCTAGTGGCTTCACTGGTATTGGAGCTTATTCAACTGTTAAGAGTGTTATTACAGCTAATCAATTATCTAAGGAATTAAAAGAATCTAAAAAATTAGAAGAAGAAGAAATCCAAGGTTAGGAGGGATAATTATGATAAGAGGTACTACTCCTACTTTTATATTAAAATTAAAAGATGCCTCTGTTGATTTAACTAAAGCTGCCAATGTATATGTTAGTTTTAGTCAAGGTAATATTAAAATAATTAAGAGTGGGGATGACCTTACGGTCTCCCCACTTGAAGTAGACGTTTACTTAACTCAAGCAGAATCTCTAAGATTTAATGGTAACAGTACATTGAACATACAATTAAACTGGACATATGAGGACGGTTCCAGAGCTTGCAGTAATATTGTTAGTACTGATGTAGGCATTAATTTAATAGGAAAGGTTTTAGAGTAAAAATATGAACAACGGGGATATTATTCAAATACCAATTGTTGTTCAAATGGATGTTCTTGAGAATAGTAACGTTTATGAATTGGCTGTAGATAAAACTGTAAATGAATTTGTTTTAACTTTAGATACAGCTGTTATAGCAGAAATAACTGACGTAGATAAATATGAAGGGGATTATATTATTACTCCTTTGGCATATGAATCTCAAACATTAGAAACCAAACAAAAACTTTGTACAGAAAATATTGTTGTTAAAGAGGTTCCAAAATGGGAAACCAGCAATTTATCAGGCGGTTATACCGTTTATATTGCGACTGGAGGTGTGTAGTTTATGGCAATCAACAAAGTTAAATATGGGGAAACTACTTTAATAGACCTCACAGGCACTACTGCTACTTCTAATACCATATTACAAGGATATGGTGCTTATGGTAAAGATGGTGTGTGGATTGATGGTATTGCTAAACAAAACACTGGCATGGAGAGTGTAACCCAAGACCAAGAAGGTTTTGTTATATTAGATGATGATGAAGGTAATCAGATTGCTGTTAATCCATTATCTGTTACTGAAAATGGTACTTATAGAGCAGCCACAGGAAATGCTTATAATCCTGTTACTGTTAATGTACCATCCCCAGATTTTATAGTAACTCTCACAAAGAATTCAAATGATGAGTGGGAGCCTGATTGTACTTTTGAAGAAGCGAAAGCAGCGTATGTTGCAGGTAAAAATATTATGTCATATGCTGGCATCGAATACATTACTAATATTGCTTATAATGAAGAGTATGATGCTTTTATGTATATTGTAAACATAGTAGGGTCGAACGTTGACTCTTATCAATATAAGTGGTCTGCGGAAGGTGTTGAACCAAGTTTTTATACTAAATATTATCAAACAGTAGACTCAACCGCAACTCCGTCAGATGTTTTAAGTGGTAAATCTTTTTATAATTCAACTGGTCGTCAAACAGGTACAATTGCTACTAAATCAAGCTCAGACTTAACCGTATCTGGCGCTACTGTTACTGCTCCTGCTGGATATTACTCTAGTGCTGCTAGTAAGAGTGTAGCATCGATGACGTTACCTACATCCGCTTCAACTACGGGTTCAGGTACAAATAAAGCTACTATTGGTAGAAGTACTTCTACTCAGTATATTAATATCCCTACAGGTTATAATTCATCTGCACGGAGATATACTATCAGTGCTACTCCTAATGGTTCGGCTACAACACCATCAACAACAATCACTGCTAATCCTACTATTAGTGTAAATAGCAGTGGTTTAATTACAGCAACAACATCTGCTTCTCAAAACATAACACCAACAGTTAGTGCTGGTTATGTGTCAAGTGGAACTGCTGGTACAGTTAGTGTATCAGGAAGTAAAACACAACAGTTAACTACTAAAGGCGCTACAACATATACTCCATCCACAACCACTCAAACTATTGCAAGCGGTACGTATTTGACAGGAACTCAGACCATTAACCCAATTCCATCTGAGTATATTATCCCTTCTGGAACTACTACAATCACTGAGAATAATACTACTGTAGATGTTACTCAGTATGCTAGTGCTACAGTAAACATTGACACAAGTAAAAAGTATTATGCTACTATAACTGGTACTGGCGGAGGACTGTATAATTATGTTCGGTATCCTAGTTCAACAGGAACTCAATATAGCGCAAATGGTGATAAATTTGAGATAGAAGGAGGTCAGGAATTATATATACATGTTTCTGATACTACCAATTATGGAAGTATATATATTGATAATGTTAGAGTTTCTGGAAAAGGTGGGTATACATATACAATTCCTCCGTGCACCGATTTAACCATAAATATATTTCATGAGCATGAATCTGGTGAAGATACAGACATAATCAGAATTACGACTTCTCAGACAGATGCACTTATAAATATTACACAAAATGGTAAATATGATGTAAGAAATTACGATTTAGCTGATGTTAATGTAAAAAATGAATATTATGAGGTGTATAAGGCGCTTGCTAATAATGCCTTATCTGATACAACTGAGGGTGTAAGCGAATGGTGTAATAGTTTTTCAACAATAAATACACGACAATTTGAAGGAAGGGATTTCAGTGGGACATTTACCTTTACAAACGCAAATACTGTTGGTGCTGGAGCTTTTGGAAGAGCATTTCTTTATAACGTTGGAACGATAGGGTCTTTCTCTTTATATGTGCCAAATGCTTCTACTATTGGGAGCTCAGCATTTTGTAAAAACTTTGGGATAACATATATTAGCGGGCAAAATGTTACACAAATATATCCTTATGCATTTTCTGATTGCAGAACGCTAAAGACTGTGGATTTTCCTAATTGTGTAAGTATTGGTAGTTCTGCGTTTGATACAGAATTTATATTACCCTCAGTAAATTTCCCATCTTGCACGAATATTGGTACTGGAGCTTTTAATATGTGTTCTAAATTATCTATAGCAAGTTTTCCAGCCTGTACAAGTATAGGTAATAGTGCGTTTTGGGGTTGTTCTCAATTATCTTCAGTAAATATCCCTAATTGTGTAAGTATTGGTAGCTATGCGTTTCTTAGTTGTTCTGCATTGATTTCAATAAACCTCTCAAATTGTACAACTGTTGGTAATGGTGCTTTTACGAATTGTTATAAATTATCTATAGTAAGTTTTCCAATTTGTACGAGTATAGGTTCTGGTCTATTTTCAAACTGTTCTAGTTTAGCTACAGTAAATTTTCCAAATTGTACAAGTATTGGTTCTTATGCATTTTATAGTTGTTCTCAACTAGAATCAATAAGCTTTCCAAATTGTACATATGTTGGGGGAAATGCTTTTCAGGGTTGTTATAAATTATCCTCAGTAAATATCTCAAATTGTACAAGCATAAATAACAATGCTTTTTTGAATTGTTCTATGTTAACCTCAATAAACTTACCATCTTGTACAATTGTTGGTTCTAGCGCATTTCGTAGTTGTTGGTCGTTAACTACAGTAATTTTGCCAGCTTGTACGAATATAGGTAATGCTGCCTTTTCTGGTTGTTATAATCTATTATCTCTTTATTTACTTGGTAGTAGTTATTGTTCATTGCAAGGAACGAATGCTTTTTATTCAACTCCAATATCAAATTATACAACTTCAACGGGTGGTGTATATGGTTCAATATTTGTTCCAGTTTCTTTATATAATGCATATATTACTCAATGGCCTTGGAATACATATTCTTCCCGTTTTGTATCATTAACTGAGGCAGAGGTCTCAGCAATATTAAATTCTTAGTAGAAGGAGTGTTATTATGAAGTTACAGATATTGATTCCTCAATATAAAGAAACTGACGAGGTAATTAAACCTCTATTAGATAGTATTGAGATTCAACAAAATGTAGATTTAAAAAATGACGTAGGTGTCATTATTGTAAATGATGGTTCAGATGTATATTTATCTGACAAATTAATTAATAGTTATACTTTTAAAATAGAGTATTATAAAAATAAACACGAAGGTGTTTCGGCAACGAGAAATGCCTGTTTAGACCATGCGACGGCAGACTATGTAATGTTCTGCGATGCAGATGATATGTTTTTCAATGCATGTGGATTGTATATTGTATTTCATGAAATAGATGTTAATGGTGGTTTTGACGCTCTAGTTTCTTCATTTGTTGAGGAAACTAGAAACCCATTAACTAAAGAAGTTCTTTATGTTCCACATGAAATTGATAGTACATTTGTCCATGGGAAATTTTATCGTAGAAAATATCTTTTAGATAATAATATACGATTTAATCCAAAACTAACTATTCATGAGGATAGTTTCTTTAATTGTTTGGCACAAAGGATGACGCCTAATGCTAAACTTTGTCCTACGCCTTTTTATTTATGGAGATGGCGTGACGATTCTGTCTGTAGGCATGACCCAAAGTATATCTTAAAAACATATAACAATATGATTGAAAGTAATACTGAGTTAGTAAAGGAATTTATTAAAAGAAGAAGATTTATTGATGCTCAGTTTTATGTTACTTCTATGATTTATGACGCTTATTTTACTATGAATAAAGATGAATGGATTAATCAAGAGAACAAACAATACAGGGAAGCGACAGAAAGAAGATTCAAACAATATTATATAACATTTAAAGAATATTTTGAAACCATTGACCAACAACAAAAAGCTCAGATTATCATGGGTATTAAAAATAGGTTCTTCCAAGAAGGACTATTAATGGAAAGTATTACTTTTGATAATTGGATTAAACATGTCATGGAGGCTTATTAGTATGAATGAAAAAGAATTATTATATATTATGCTTCATACTAATGAAGATTTCCCTATGAATCAAACATTAAAAGAGTTTGAAGAAAAAGTTGAGAAATGGTATAAGGAATGGGGTGATGTAATATGCCAGAAGATTTAACTATATTTGGTTCTACCTATCTTGATGTTACGGGTATTAAAGTAACAAATACAAGTGGAGTAGTTCAGACTTATTATAAGCCTGAAGGTACATTATCCATAACGACAAATGGTACTAAAGATGTATCTCAATATGCATCTGTTAATGTTCAGGTATCAGGCGACGCCCCAGAATTACAAGCTAAAACTGCTACACCATCTGAGTCTCAACAGGTTATTAAACCCGATGCTAATTATGATGGTTTATCTCAAGTAACTGTAGAAGCCGTTAGTTCGACCTATGTCGGTAGTGGAATAACACGAAGAACTAGTTCTGATTTAACAGCATCAGGAGCCACAGTAACCGTCCCTGCAGGGTATTATGCCTCGCAGGGAAGTAAGGCTGTGCGGTCTGGTTCTGCTACAGCCCCATCATCAATAAGTGGTACAGCTGCTTCTGTATCAACAGGCACGAATACTTTAACGTTAACGAAATCTGTTTCTGTAACACCTGTAGTTTCTGCAGGGTATGTTAGTTCAGGTACGGCTGGTAATTCATCAGTCTCGTTAACTGCAAACGTAACTACAAAAGCGGCTGCTACGATTACTCCATCAACTAGTAATCAGACAATAGCATCTGGAACCTATTTAACAGGGACACAAACCATAGCAGGTGATGCTGATTTGGTAGCCAGTAATATTAAAGCTGGTGTAAATATTTTTAATGTAGCAGGTACGTTTACTAGTGATGCTACTGCTACAGCCGAAGACATTGTTAGTGGTGAAACCGCTTATGTTAACGGTAGAGAAGTTGAAGGAACTTTAATTATAAATAAGTATTATACTGGTTCAAGTGCACCATCTAGTTCTTTAGGGAATGATGGGGACATATATCTGCAAAGTTAGAGGTGGTAACTAATGCCAACAATAAGATTAACTCCTAGTACATATTATTCTACAAGTACACAATATTTGCAAGTAACAAATGCAGAGAATATGTATGATGATACAGATAGTACTACTCATTCCCAAATTTATAACTCTAGAACTTCAACAACTTCTTATTATATTTATTTGAGAGGATTTAACTTTAGTGATGTTCCTTCTAATGCTATTGTAAGTTCTTTTACTATTAAATTAAAAGGTAACTACCAAGGTGGTTACTCTCAAAATATGTACCTATATGATGGTACATCTACTTCTGTAGGTAATGCTGATTCATTAAGTACTACAGTTACAACTCATACCTTTACTTGTAGTGCTTCTTGGGAAGACTTAGTAAGTTATGGTTCTAACTTTGGTATTAGAATTAACTGTAGAAGAAGTTCAAGAAATACTGCAGCATACTTCTATATTTATGGCGCAGAGATTGAAGTAAACTATACTATGCCAGACCCAAGGACTGTTACATCAGTATTAGTTTCTGGCGATGGTACAATTTCTCCTTCAGGGACAGTAAATACTTATAAAGATGAAGAATTCACTTTAACAATAACTCCTACAAATAAGAGTGATGAAGTTTTAATTACTCAGGATGGAGTAGATGTTTCAAGTGAATTAGTTGCTCATGGTACAGGAAATACTGTAACCTTAACTGCAAACAATGTTACAACCAGTGGCATTCAAAGTGGTAGTAGCTATGCTCAATATGCTGTAGGTCATACAGCAGAAGACCCATATTCTAGCTCAAATAATATGTATGCATCACAAAGTTCAACTGGTTATGCTGCATATTCATTTGATTTTAGTGATATACCTAGCAACGCTACTATAGAAAATGTTGAAGTTAGGGCATATGGTCATAGAGAAAGTGCTACTATAAGTTCTACTTATGTTTCACAATGTGTTCTTTATCAAGGAAGTACAGCCATAAGTGAAGAAGTAGATTTTCCATCAACAAGTAATAGTATGATTACTCTTACTCCAACAGACTTGCCGACCAGAAGTGAGTTAGATAATATTACTTTAAGGCATTATGTTGGATATTATGGTGGTTTGGTATTAGGTATTTCTTTTGAAGTAACATATTCAACAGGAACGGGTGTAGACCATTATACATATACCTTTACTGTTGTAAATAATACTGTATTAGAAGTTACTATTGGAGCAGAAACTCCATATATCCCACCTGAGGAAGACCCAACTAAAACATATTATTCTTTAACTGTATCTAGTATTAATGCTGCGACTGACCCTGCAAATGGTACAGAAAGAGTAGAAGCAGGAACTACTCAAACCGTAACTATTTCACCAACTGAGCCAAAATTAACCTTGGCATTAGATAATGGCGTAGATATTACAAGTCAGTTACAAGGTGGCGCTGGAGCTACTTATACGATTACCGAAAAAGTTTCTGGGGCTAGTTATGGATTTGAATTAAATGATTCAACTGGATATTATGTATCTACAAATACAGGTGTTAATAAATCGGCTTCTGTAGCAAGATTAAACTTAACAGCTACAACCGAATGTTTAGTCACTATTGAATATATAAATTATGCAGAGGCGAATTATGACTATGGTTTATTTGGTAAGTTAGATACAACTGTAGCAACAGATGGACTCACTGCAAGTAGTGGTAGCAGTTCACCTAGTGATAGTACTAGTAATTATCAATTGGCTATGTGTTCTAATAGCGCATCTGCACAAACTATTACTTATACTGTACCAACAGGTAGCCATTATATTGATATTAAATATGGTAAAGATGATAGTGGTGCCAGTGGAAATGATAATTTACAATGGAAAGTGTCAAGTATTCAACCTACTTCAGGTAGCAGTGACTATACATATACTTTAACTAATATAAATCAAAAACACAGTTTAATATTTGTTTTTGGTGATGTTACTTTTTATTACATAACTTCATCTGTTGGTTCAGGCGGAAGAATATTCCCAGATGGTCAACAAGTAAAACTTGCTGGAGATGAATATAAAATAAACATTGTTCCAAATAATGTTAGTGATGTAGTTAACATTACTGATAATGGTGTTAATAAAACCAGCGAACTTGAGAAAAAAGAAGGGACAGATAAATCTGGCAATCCAGTAGTAAGTTATTTATATAAATTAATAAATATTCAAGCAGCTCATACATTAAATGTAATAATTGGAGGAGCTACTATTCAATTATATGTCAAGGAAAACGGTTCATGGGTAGCCTATTCTAAGGCATATAAAAAAATCAATGGTGTCTGGGTAGAACAACCAGACATAAGTTCAGTATTTAATACTGCAGCAAATTATAGAAAGGGAGATTAAAATGGCTGATACACTTTATAATAAAATTATATTTGGCGGTAGGACGCTGATTGACCTTACTGCTGATACAGTAGATGCTAGTCACCTATTAAAAGATATTACTGCTCATGACAAGTCTGGCGCTATTATTACAGGTACTTGTACATATGATTCAGACACTAGTGATGCAAACGCACAGGCAAGTGAAATTTTACTTAATAAAACTGCCTATGTAAATGGAACAAAAAGAACAGGTACAATGCCTAATAATGGTGCTGTAACTGGTTCTATTACAACAGTAGATGGTGAATATACAATTCCTCTTGGATATCATGATGGTTCGGGCAAGGTTTCTATTAGCGCAACCGACCAGTCAAAATTGATTCCAGAGAATATTCGACAGGGGGTTGTTGTGTTGGGCGTTACTGGTACTATGTCTGGAGAAGAGGGCGTAGTTGCTCAGTCTAGAACTGTAACACCAACTGTCGCTCAGCAGACAGTTACTCCTGAAACAGGATATAACTATCTGTCTCAGGTAATTGTTAATGCAATTCCTTATACGGAAACTGCTAACACATATGGTACTACTGTAACAATTGGTTAATATAGGTTAAAATTTATTTTAAATTCTTGTATAAGTTATTTTTAATTAACTAAAGCAAGAAAGGAGTATTTTATTATGGATAATTTAACCGTAAAGGATTTGCTGTGGTTGATAAGTGCTATCACCGCAGCAATATCTTTTTATAATGTTATTAAAAAACCTTTTAATGAAATTGATAAATCATTAAAAGAAATAAAAAAGCAAAACGAAGATAATAAGAAAGAGATAGATGGTCTAAGAGATGATTTTCGCAGCATTCAGAAAGAAGTAACAAATCACGGTGATATGATTTATCAGATGTTAGACCACATGGCAACAGACAATAATACAGGCAATATGAAACGTTGCCTAGATGCATATAATGAATACAGTAGACATAATTAGATTATGTTTCATAAAAGAAAGGAGTGATGCTTTGTGGCATTATTCAATAAAACAAATGTCCCATTAAGTACTCCAGTAGGTACAACTTATAATAACTATTCTGGTGAAATTCAAAAAATAATGGAACTTGCTTTAAAGACAGACAGAAGCAATTCAGGAAATATATCTTGGACAAGTAATACTAGTGATTTAGAATATAATACCGCAGATAGTACATGGGCATCTGTCCCTAATGTTCAGGATAAAGGTGAAACAGGATTATATAATTTATTAATTTATCAATATGGTAATAATCGGGCTTCTGGTAATAGTTTTATTCTTACTGCAGATAATTATAATGATGTAATCGCTGCTTTACAAGCTGCTCAAAGTTATATCTCAAGTCTTGACAGTGGGACAACTGTTGTGCCAAATGCAACCAATGCTGTTAATGCTACTACAGCTTCAAGACTGAGTACTTCTAATGAAGGGAATTCAACTACTCCTGTATACTTTGGAGCAAGTGGAACACCAGTTGCATGTACTGCGTATGCTCAGGCGAATGTAGGCTCAGCAGATAAATTAAATCTTTCTGCAGCTGTAGGTAATTCTTCAACTCCAGTTTATTTTAATGCTAATGGTGTACCACAAGTATGTACAATGAGTAATTTATCTGTAGGCTCAGCAACTAATGCTACCAATGCTACAACAGCATCTAAGCTTGGTTCTACTACTCTTGGTAGTGCAACTAAACCAATATATTTAAATAATGGTACAGCAACTGAATGTTCTACTTATGCTGGTGGTACTGCGGTTACTTTAAATAATTCTTCTAAAGCAGCTGGCACGGCAAGTTTTTATGCTCCTACATCTGGCGGCACTAGTGGACAAGTTTTAAAAAGCAATGGAAGCAATGCCCCTACATGGATGAACGCTTCTGATTTACGGGGTTCTATTGCTATTGGTAGTACTACTGGTACTTTAAGTGTCGGTAGAGGCGGCACAGGTGCAACATCTTTTACTTCTGGGAATGTATTAGTTGGAGCAGGAAGTAATGCAATTACAACTATAGCAAAAACAAATGCTAATACAGCAAATACATTGGTACAAAGAGATGCCAACGGTAATTTTAGTGCTGGCACTATTACTGCAACCTTAAACGGTAATGCTAGTACTGCAACTTCTGCAACCTCTGCAACTTCTGCAACCAAAGATAGTAATGGCAATACTATATCAACAACTTATGCTATTGCACGTTCTGGTTCTGATGCGCCAGCTTCTACTTTAGGCAAGGTTGGAGATATTTATATTCAATATTAAGGTCGGTGACTTTATATGGCATTAAGTGGAAGCCTTACTACAAATTCAGTAACATATAGTAGTACTACTCTATATCTAACATTATCATGGACAGCCACTCAAAACACAGATAATAATACTTCTACTATATCATGGAGGTTAGTTTCTACGGTTTCTCCTTCTGGTAATCATAGAGGTCTTAGAAAAGTTGTTGTCAATATAGATGGTTCAAATGCGTATACTGCAGTTTATCCTTATGACAGTATGTTTCAGGCGTATAATGGTACTCAAGTTGCTAGTGGCACTAGAACAATTAGTCATAATGATGATGGGACAAAAACATTTACTATAGAAGTTAAAGTTAATGTTGGTTATTCTCAAGAAGATTATTTTAATGCTACTGGAAGTAAATCGTTTACTTTAGACCAAATTCCTCGTAATGAATTAGCTTTTGTTAAGATATCTTCAGGATGGAAAAAAGGAAAAGTTTACGTAAAAACTTCTAGTGGTTGGAAGGAAGGCAAAAAAGTTTACGTAAAAACGAGTACTGGATGGAAAGAAAGCTCGTTAAAAGGTTAAAAAATAGGTTAGAGAGTTTATTCTCTAACCTATTTTTTTACAACTTAATACATAATGCACCATTAATCATCTTTGCTTCTTTATAAGTAGACATAGGATTAATAAAATCATAAATAGAATTACGTAAGTGCAAATAATATTTATCATCTACACCTTCTATGCCTATAATTTCAGAATAATTATGTGCAATTAATTGAGCAACAGTTTTATATTTTTTAGTTATCTTCTTATTAATCATTTTATTATTCCTTCTATATCATATAAAAACTTTTGTGACCTGCCTATTTGTTCTTGAGGTATTTCTATGCCTCTATATTTTTGTACATCTTCCAAATTAATCGAAGACTTTTTAGTTTCTAATAAAGCAATACATAAATCTTCAGGAGTTATGGCAAATGTTCTGTTATATTTTCTGAAATTCAAAATAAAATATGCAGACATATTATTATGAGAATTATTTCTTTGGATGTTTAAAAGAGATTGTATTTGATGATACTTTATATCATGTTGATTAGCAGCCTTGAGAAGCTCTTTATAGGTCTTCTGAGCAGCTTTCTTATCTTCCTTGACTTGTAACTCATCTATTATCTTTTGTTGCTCTACGAGCCTGTAATGGGCTTGTGCAGGAGGGCAGCTAAAACTAGTGTTCTGTTTAGATTTTAATTCAAAGAAATACAGAACCCCTTTCTCTTTATCAAATACTTCAAAGTCACATAAAGAATGATTAGTAAATCTACTGGATTGACCACCACCAAAATCACTTGGTCTGTGTACCCATAAATCTTTAGGAGAGTCTTCTAAGGATTTTTTAAAATCTTGTTCAAATAATTTACCTTTATTTTGCATTTTCTTCTTTATTTATTTCTTTACATCCAGCATCTATAATAGGCAAGTTTTGTTGTAAGTGGAGAATTCTTTTTAGTAAATAAAAGTTTTTATTTTCTTCAATCTTCCAGCCCTGAGATTTCATTAATTCTAAATTTAAGCTTTTATATTGATTCACATCACTCTCGTCATCTTTAAAAAACATTATAGTTTCACTACCTTGATAAAACATATATTCCTCCTTAAATATTTATTGTTTTATTATCTGTTTTTTCATAAATATCTATGTATATTTTTTTAGAATCTCCATCATAGGTGCATTCATAATATCTTTCATTTGGCCTTAAATCGCAAAAACATGCTTTAAAATTATTAAGTGTTTTATTAAACCAAATAAGATGGAAATCCCCTGCTAAATAAGAGATGGAAGGATTATATTTAGCAGTAATAATCTCTGCTAAATTATTTCTACATTTTAGAATAAATTGTTCACTTGTCATTATGCTTTATCTCCCTATTTTTTCTTTTATTTTAAGTTTATTATAACTGATTTTTTCTACTTTAGAATCAATATCTTTATATTTTTCATCCACTTTATAAATAGAATTATGTTCTTTACCTGCTAAGAAGCAACTAAACCATCCAGCTCTTGCGTTATAGGTAGGGTCAATATAATAATATTTATCATATAACTTTACAATACACCATGAATGATATTGTTTCTTTACATATCCTGTAACACAATAACATTCTCCACCAGTATTATTAATTAACAATGTCATTAAATAGGCAAATCCAGTGCATACTGCTTGATGATTTAATAAAGCGCTATATGCAGTATGATAAATGCTCCATTTTTTTATACCATGTTTATATTTTATGTTTTTACTAATCCATTTATTAATTTTATATATTTTTTCATACTCAGAACAACCATCTAGTTTTAATGAATTAATAAGATTTTTTAAAAGTAATCCTTCCCGAATTGCCTGAGAAGAGTCTAATTTATATTTAATAGGATTATTGTCCATGATTCATTATCTCCTTAAATAATTTTGGCTCTATGAAATCATATTTTGGTTCTTCTAGTAATGGCAGCAATGGGCATTCAGGATGTTTACCTTTATTATAATACATGTCAACATATTTATTCATAGCAACACAAATATAAGCACCATAATTATCGTCGGTACAGAAATTACACTCCCAACATTTATCTGGCATATTAGTTATTAATATTGCTTTACCCATTTTCTTTCTCCAATCTTTCAATTTCACGTTCTGCGATATAAATCATTCCTTCGATGTACCCCATTCCTTCAATCTCTTCTTTATATTGTTCGTACTCTTCTGGGAAATTGTCATATCCAAACCCACATTCTTCTGCCCATTCTAGCAACAACAATAAGGCCTTTTCCCTTTTACTCATTTTCTTTATCCCAATCCCAAATCATTCTACAAATTGCTGTTTTCCCTTCTGTTAAATATTCACGTGATTTATACCACTGTCTAATCCACTCAACAGGAATGGCATTAACTGTTGGCTGGCTCTGAATATCATCGACAAATTCTCTTAATCTTGCCTTTTCTGTTCTATAAGAAACCCAAGTTATTAGATTTTCATACTCTGTTTTGAATACATCAGCATCAATCAATCTCATTTGTTTTCTCCCAATCTTTTAAGAGTATAATCAAATAACCATTCATGGAAACCATTACTGTTTTAATCTGATAATTGCCAAACTGTTTACGAGTGTTAAAATAATTTGTTCTACAGATGAAATAATTATCTTCAGTGCGATATTCAACCTCCATAAAGTTCTTATCAAATACCGAATAAAGTTCATTTACTGTCATTTTCTTTCTCCCAATCCCTGAGCGTAGATTCTAACACATCAATTACCCAACCTGCGCCCGATGTCTCTTTGGACTTATCACTAAGTTTATTGAAATGTTCTTTATAAGGTTCTAAATACTTTTCTATCCACTCTACTGTGATGGCTTTTACTATTGGTGCATTAAGAATTGCTTTATCAACATTATCATTATCACATAAATCATTAGTAAGAATAGTAAGTATCAAATCATCTTTATCAATTAGCCTCATTTTCTTTTCTCCACGTTCCCCAATCTTTGTCTTTCCAAGAATAAACTAAGCGGTCAATAACTGCTCTCCCAACTACACCTAAATCTTCATCTTGCATCCATTGTTTTAACCATTCATATGGAATAAGGTCTAATGTAGGTGCATCTAAGATGTCTAATAATATTTGTTCACAATAAGGATATGCTTTTATATCTTTAATAATCTTTCTTATAAGTGCGTCACCATCAATTGGTCTCATTCTCTTCCTCCCACTTTTCCAATAACCAACGTAAACAATTGCCCCACTCAATATAGTCAACAAGAAATGTTCTATATTCTTCTTTTTTTAATTGCTCCTTAATCCACTCAACTGGAATTACTTCACTATCTTTACCATCAATAAGTATTCTACATAATGTCTGCACTTGCTCAAACGCTTTTCTATCGTCTGTTTCAAAAGTGATGGAGTAATTACCTTCTGCTGCTCTAGTATTAAACTCTTTCATTTTCTTTTTTCCAATCTCTTAACATTTTCAGTACTCCTAATCTCATCCATGCATCTTCTTGAGTGTCGTCAGGCTGACTTCTTCTCCAGTGCCACATTATCCACTCAATAGGAATTGAATTATTGATAAGTCTTATTGCTTCTTGATGTGCATCATAGCATTTCCTATTTAAGTCATTAACATATTCAAGTGGTATTTCTTCACCTGTTAAAGGATTAAAACAAATTAAATCGTTTTCCATTTCTAAGGTTTCAATCACTTGTTTTTTGTCCATTATCTTTCTCCCAACATTTTTTTACATAATCATATTTTGCTACATGTTTTTTATTAATTATTATTCTGTCGATTGAATCTCTAAGAGAATAATCACACATAAAATTTATTAAGTCTTTCATTTCTTCAGGTGTGAAATTTAGTGAAACACCAAATGCTATTGCTGAAATTGCTTTGTCTACGTTATAATCGCTCATTTTTTCTCCCTATCTAACTTTACTTTGGTACTGTCGGTGAATGTTACACTACCATAAGTTCCTGTGTTTAGAGGTTTTATCTGTACTCCATATGTGTCATGAGTATTCTGCATATACCGCATGGTAATCGGTGAACGCATACATTACTGTCATAATCATATGGTATGTTAATCGCCATTTTCTTTCTCCTTGAGGTACTTTTCAAACATCTGCCTATCTCTCTCGTCTGCTTCTGCACCTGCTACCAAGCAAGTCCAGACTATTAGTGTTACTGCTCCGCATAAGAAACCTATTAAGAATATTATTAATTTCATAACGCCTCCTAATCATCCTCTGTTACTTCTTGCAATTCATTTAAAACACAATTAGAGCATAATTGTCTACCTTCAAACCAATATAAAGTATCAACTTCTTCTCCGCATTCATCACAAATAAATGTAACTTCTTCATAATAAGGACAATACCTACCTCTACAAGGTAAACCACAATCTACACATCCACTTTCTTTCTTTACTGCCATAATATTACTCCTCTGTTTCTTCTTTTAAAATATTATTTAATTTTTCTTCTAAAGTATTCATTTCTTTTTCTAACATTTTTACAGCGCCCCAAATTTCATAGTCTTTTTGGGACAAAAGTTCTTTAGTTTTAATTTTAAAATATCCAGCTAAAGCCTTTTTTAATGTTGCATAGTATTTTTGGTCAGACCATACATCTACTTCTTTGTTGTTTTTGTCCATTCTTTTCCCTAAATATCTACCTAAAACGTAACAATATTTGTCGGGTTCAATATACCAATCTTTTTCAATGTGAATCATTTGGTGCTCCTTTCTTTTTCTTGCTTAACTTTTCTTTCCTTACTTGCCACCAATCTCTTAACGAACTATACTCCTTTAATAAAGATACCATTTCTGCATCTTCAAGTATATTATACTTCTTTTTTCTTCCCATGTCAAGTCCTTTCAATAAATTTTTTATAATACCATAAGCACCATTCATCACTACATACTTTTAATGGAGAAAACTTAATTAATACATGATTATTATCATATTCTGCACAGCCATCATTTTCATCTTTACCTTTTTCAGGGCTAATTATAATAGGTGACTCTTCGTCGTTTATTGTGCCTCCATTATATTTATCTGTAACTTTTTTAAATAAATCAAGGAGAACAAAATTTCTAATAAAAGATATTTGATTTTCTTTTATTTTATTCTTTTCTGGTTTAAGAACATTAATTATAAAATTGTGATGGTCTTTTATAATTGTAATATCAATTACATGTAATCTATCTTCCAATAGCCATTCATTAAAATCCATTGTTGCCCTCCTTTCTGTTTTTCTATTGGCGGGGGATAGAAGAATTGAACTTCTATATATCGGTTAACAGCCGATTGTTCTGCCTTTGAACTAATCCCCCATTGGCTAGACTGGCTGGATTTGAACCAGCGAAGTGCCAGAGTCAAAGTCTGGTGCCTTACCACTTGGCTACAGTCTAATATGGTTGCGGTGCCTAGGAGTCGAACCTAGTATCATTAGGTTATGAGCCTAATATGGTATATCCGTGCCACTCGCCCGCAATATGTTCGGCAGTTATTCTCGAACTCTGCCAAACGGGTGTACAGCTTTTAGCCAACGCTGGGCAGGTGGCATCAAACCGCCTGTTACCAGTTCGTACTGTACGTAAGGCTTTGCTACTAATCGCAGGCACTGGCAGACAACAGTGTTATTCCTGTGTGTGAAGACAGCTTATTTTAGTCTTCATCTGCAATGCTAGTCACTACTTTCTCAAGTATATAAGCCAAATACTAGGATTTCGTTGGGTATCACTAGCCTAACCCAGCAAGGAACGTTTTTGTCCCAGTCCCGTTCAAACTGACATCACCATTTTTACAACGATTTACCTTTAGTCTCTTTACTCTGCTCTATAGTTGCATTTCTTTACTGCTCTAGGTTGTGAAGCAAGGTACCATCGTGAACCCTTCTTGGGTAGTTATTCTCGTACTCTACCAAACGAATTAGTGTTGGGTGTGCAGTTTCAATAGTATTAGTTTGTATAACGCCAAATATAATTTCCTGATGTTTGAATTTTCCCTTGTGCGGCTTTAATAATGCCAGTATAAGAAATTTTAGTAGCGTTGCTAGCTTCTTTAATAGAAGTGTATGTATTTAATAAGGTATTCTTTAAATCATATTGCTGGACTTGTTTATAATGAGAAATAGCATTTTTAGTAGTTCTTGAACCATAATTGATATTTTCTTTATGATTACCCCATATTAAATTATTACTATGACAATTTAATGGATTTTCATCTAAATGAAGTGATTCTGCCCCCTCAAATGGAGGGTCTCCATGAAATGCTCGACATATCCAGTTATTTAAAGTGTGTCTTTTTCTATTTCCATTATCATCTATGCAATCTAATTGCAAATATCCGTCTTTGTTTAAAGATGGTTTTAAAAAACGCTTAACCTTATAAGAATACACTCGTCCATCTTCAAAAAATTCATAACCAGAATAATTTTTTATTTGTGCCATTACATTCCTTTCTATCAATCAATCACACGCATCTGCTGTGGATTTCACAACATTTATATTGGCAAGTTATGTATATCTCTACCCTTTTGCCTAGGATTACGTTCCAGTTCCTTTTCCCAACGCTTAGCCGATATACAAGGAGTTCGTCCTCCAAGTGTTCCACGTACGCAGCAACTATTGTCTTAAGCGCCTTTTAATGCTTGGCTACCAACACTTTACAGAGCTCAACCTCTGTTTGAAGGGAGTCTATCCCTTGAGTTTCCGCACTTTAACTAGTACATCCACCCAACGAGCGTTAGGTATGCGGTGGTGGGATATGACTGCTTCTTATATACCACCTCAGTCTGTAAGTGGTTCGCTTTTTACAAGCCCCAGAAGGCACGTTTCGCATTACTTACTCAAGGCTGCACCACCAGTTTTATCTTGAGATTTCAGACCTCTAACATTTCTTAAGGTCTTGGCAACTAATTGAATGTTGGCTCGATGCCTGTACCCTCAATAATATTATCTAAATCTGCTTAGTCCCTTATGTCGACTGCCTGTCTAATCCTTTATAGTCGCCTTTGGAGAAGTAGCTACTCAACTCTCAGGTAATGTTTTTTCAGGCTCTTCGTCTTGGTTGCCTGACTAGTTCCTAATCTAGTGGACTTCTCTATGACTTTTACTTGGTACCTGTCATAGTCCATATTGCAGATTTATTGATTTAGAGAAACACCGTTTTTAGATTCCTCAAGGATTTACTCATTAATATGAAACGGTGTGTAACCTTAGTTGAACCGATTAATTATCCAATATGTAGCGACCAATAACCAATATAATTTTATCTTTCTATCTTGATTTAAAATGGATAATGTAGCGGAAATTATTGATAAGATAAGTTTTAGAATCCTCACAACGTCTTCCTCATCTTTCATATATATTATACATTATTTTTGTTTAAAAGTCAACATTTTTTAAAATAATTTTATTTTCTTTTAAAGATTTTTGTACATCAATTACTCTTTGATTACTAGAACCTCTAAATTTTAAATTAAAATCTCCTAGTTCCTGAACCCATCTACCATCAATTAGAACATCAACTAACATAACAATGTCTTTTTGTTCAGGGGTTAACTCTTCTACTGTATATCCTGTCCATAACCAGATATCTTTATTAGGAAATTCCTGTTTAAAAGTGATTAATAAATCTTTTAAGTCTTCATAATTTTCTTTAGACAGTGGTTCGCCACCTAAGATAGATATTCCTTTTATCTCAGGCTTATCGCATAAAGACAAGAACATACGTTTAGTTTCTTCTGTCCACAATTCTCCGCCATTATAATCCCAAATATCATAGTTGAAACACCCCTTACAATGTAACGAACAACCTTGAGTAAATAAAGATACTCTAATACCTTCGCCATTTGTAATGTCTATACGTCTAATGTTTGCGATTCTCATAAGTTACTCCTTTAATTCATGGTTGTCTAAATGCACATACCTGTTTCGAAATTCGTCCATTCTTCCATTATTTGGCATAGTCGTGCTGATATATCCACAGACTCTTCTTGCTACATTCATTTTATTATGGTCTCTATTGCCACAGTTCGGGCATTCATAAATTAAATTACCCTTACCATCTTCAATAATCTTTATTTCATGGTCATATCCACAGACTTGACAATAATCTGATTTAGTATTTAATTCAGCATAAACAATATTATCATATATAAACTTAATAACTTCTAATACTGCATCTACATTGTTAGTTAAATCTGATGTTTCTATATAACTAATTGCACCACCCGGGCTTAATCTTTGGAACTTTGCTTCTAATCTAATCTTTTCAAATGGGTCAATAGGCTCTTCAACAAAGACATGATAACTATTTGTAATAAAGTCTCTATCTGTATCAGTGCCGTCAATCTTTTTGAAAACATCTTTTCCAAATCTTTTCTTAAGGCAAGTAGCAAACTTATATGTAGTTGTTTCAATTGGTGTTCCATATACAGAATAATCAACATCTTCAGCAGCTTTCCACTGAGCACATTTGTCATTTAAAGCCTGCATGACTTTCAGTCCAAATGCTTCGCCTTCTGCTTCATCTGTATGAGATTTGCCTGTCATATATTTTACACACTCATATAAACCAGCATAACCTAATGATATTGTAGAATACCCATCATGTAATAATGGTTCAATAGAATCATCAGAGTTAAGTCTTGCAAATGCTCCATACTTCCATAGAATAGGAGCTACTTCAGGACTTAAATTCTTCAAAGAATCCAGTCTGTATTTCAATACTTTATGACATAATTCTGTTCTTTCTTCAAATAATTCCCAGAATTTATCAAAATCTCCACCTGAACTAAGTGCTAAATCTGGTAATGAAATAGTAACTACACCATTGTTAAATCTGCCATAATATTTAGGTTCATCTTCTTTATAGTTTAAAGCTTTGGCAATATTGCCCTTCGTTCTGTACGGCGTTAAGAAACTTCTACATCCCATAGGAGGATAGCAATCACCATTACCAAACCTATTAATCTTATATTCCTGCATCTTTTTCTTAGATACATAGTCTGGAACCATTCTCTTAGCAGTACACTTGGCTGCTAACTTAGTTAACCACCAATATTCAGAACCTTCAACAGCATTTTCTTCTGAAAGGACATAAACTAATTTTGGGAAAGCAATTGTTACAGGGACGCCCTGTTCATTTTTCATGCCTTCAATTCTTTGATTAAAGAATTCTTTTATAATCATTGCTAATTCTTGTTTATATTCTTTTGTTTCTGAAATATCTAAATTAACGGTAATAAATGGAGCCTGTCCATTAGTACTTGACATACTATTTACCTGATAATTAAATGTCTGAACGCCATCCTTAACCTCTCTAACAGTGTCTAATCTAGCAAAATCTTCTGCTTGTTTCTGCTCTAATCCTCTTTCTAAATATTCTTTTAAATATTTATTATAAGATTTTCTTACAAAAGGAGCAAGATGCGTCATGCTTACAGTAACACCACCATATTGGCTTGAACTTACAGCAGTAATTATCTGTGTAGCAATAGTACTTGCTGTAATGAATCTATGAGGTGATTCAATTTTAATGCCGTTAATTACTGTACCATTATTTAACATGTCCTCTAAGTTAACAAGACAACAATTGTTTCTTGGTGTTAAAATATAATCCATGTCATGGATATGAATTATTCCAGCATCATGTGCTTCAACAACATCTTTTGGTAATAAAACTCTTCTAGCAATATCTGTTGAAGTAATACCAGCAACATAGTCACGAACAGTAGTTGTTAGTTTAGCATTTTTATTAGAGTTTTCTCTGTTCCAATAATCATTATTACCTGCTAATAATTCAATAATACTTTCGTCAGTTGTGTTTTGTTTCCTTAATAATTCTCTTTTATATCTGTATCTAATATATTGTCTAGCAATATCTTTTAGAGAACTATTCATTAATTTATTTTCTACTAAATCTTGAATCTCTTCAATCGTAATAAACTCTTTATCAAGGGTATTTACATATTCAACAATATCTTTTACAATTCTTTTTATAATGTCTTCGTTAATAGGTCTGCCAACATCGTTTACAGCTCCCATAATAGCAGCATAAATTTTTTCAGAATTAAAATCTTGCAGCTTTCCATTACGCTTTTTTACTTTTATATCTTTCATATTGCTCCTTCTAACCAAGTTGATACTTGATGTATTCCCTTATTTGGTCTAGATAAATTTTTACAGTAGGCTTTGCGCATCCAATAATATCACATATTTCTAAATTACTATATCCTTGCATATGTAACATTAATGTTTTAACCATTACATCATCTTTATCTAATGAATCTAAAACATTTTTTAATGTTACATATCCTGCGGTGTCAGATTCTTCGCTACCTATAACATTATGGAAAGTGTTTTCTGTTGAGTCATCTAATGTGTTATCAAGAGAAACACCTCCCATATATATTCCTCTGTAAAAAGTTCTTCTAGGTTTGTTTAAATAATTTATAACACGATTTCTAATGCATGTACAAGCATAAGTTGAAAATTTTGCATCATTATCTTCAGAAAAGTTTTTTGTCCGTTTCCACAATCCAATATATCCTTCCTGTAAGATGTCTTCATAATCAAATTCCGTTGTTGGAATTTTTAACACGTTATGCACAACGTGTGGAACTAATTTCATATTCTCTTCTAATAATTTTTCTCTATTCATTTCTAACTTCCTCCTTAATACTCTTGCATTATAGCATCGTTTTTATTTTTTGTCAAGTGTTTTTTAAATAATTAATTCATAATCTTCTATTATATTTTGTTTTTCATCTGTTTCAACATATTTTGTTTTGCCATTTTCTATCACTTTTGTTTTTTTGTATGCTTCTTTCCATCTAGTTACACGAATAATAGAATATATATTAATAGGATTAACTACACATAGTGTTTGATTAGTAATTTTTGTTTTGATTTCTTCTCCAGAACCTAAATCATAAAGAGTAAGATAAGGTTTATTTTCATCACCATATGTCTTATATTCTGTTACCATATAAATACTATTTAATTTTTTATTAATATATGATAACGTTCCTACAAAATATAATTGAGCCTTTAGAATGTTCTGAAGAGGGATATCTTTATCTTCAATATCGTTCCAAACATCTTTCAAATATGATTCATAATCAAATTGTGAATACTGTTTATCTGTTTCTTTACTACAATATGGTGCTAAATCCTCTGTATTAATAACATATTCTATCTTTATATTTGTTTTATCACTTCTTAAACCACTTACAAATGTATCTTCATTTTTAATTAAGAAATTCTTTTTAAATTGTTTTTTACCCCATAAGGCAAGGTATTGATTGTAGTAATTAAGAAGTTTATATGTCTTGCCAAACTCTTTAAAATAACCTAACATTATTAATACTTTAATCTGTTTGGTGTTGGCTTTAGTTAAAGCACATAATAAGTCTAAGAAAGAGCCATTAAATGTTTTACCTATTTCAAACAATTCATCTGCACATTCTTTGTTAAGGAATTTGATAGAGCCCATACCCTTATAAATAGTCTTTGTCTGTTTATCAAAATAATATCCAAACTGAGAATGTCTAAACTGAGCAGGTGCTAATGTCATACCTTTTTGTTTTATCAACAACGCTCCATTATTTAAATCATCCTGATTCTGTGCATTATTTAAATAAGAAACAATAAATTCATAAGGATAATAATGCCTTAACCATCCACATAAATATCCTATCATAGAATAAGCAATGGAATGGTTATAACCAAATGAATAAGATGAACTATCTTGGATAACCTGAATGAACTCTTTTGCTTCTTGCTCTGCTTCAGAACGTGGTTTATCTGAATGTTTACAATAACCGTCAAGAATTACTGGAAGCATTTTATTAATATAATCTGCATCTTTTTTACCAATTGCTCTACGAATTGAATCTGCATCTGAACCACTTAAACCACATATTTCTTGTAAAAATTTAATAGTATCTTCTTGATAAATCATCCATCCTAAATTATCTTTTAACATATCATCAATAATTTTTGAAGGATTTTTATGAGATACATGATTAAGCAGTTTATCTCTGTAAGATTCTCCACTTGGTCTAATACAAGCATTGACTAAAGATAAATCAAATATACTGTGACAGTCAAATCTCTTTACACTATCCCATGCGAATGAACTTTCATATTGGAATATACCAACTGGACTAAGTTTAATCTCATTATAAACGTTCTCATCTTCCCAGTTTATTTCATAAGACAAAGGGTATTTAATTCCTGCCAGATTACATGCATCATTAATAACAGAAATAGATTTCAATCCAAGGATATCATACTTAACTAAATTAACATCATGACTATCTTCCATGTCTAACTGTAATATTTGTAAGCCGTTATTAATTAAAGTGCCATATTCACTCTCTAATTCTACTGGAGAAATAATTACACCTGCTGGATGCATAGACAAACTTACATATGTATTGAGCATGCCATCAAAATAGTAAAAGATGTCTTCGTATTTCTTTCTTGCCTCTACAGGATTAGAATCATATAAAGATTTAACTTCTTCCATTTCGCTAAGGCTATAAATACGATTACCATTTTCGTCTTTTAACCCTCGTCCAATATCATCAATGCATCCTTTGTCACTAATTGTACCCAATGCTAATACATAAGCACATTTATCCTGTCCAAATTGATTAAATATGTGGGCATATACCTTTTCTCTCATTTCTGGAGGGAAATCCACATCAATATCTCCTAATTCTATTCTGTTCTTGTTACAAAAACGAGAAAATATTGTATGAAATTTAACTGGATTTACATCAATAATATTTAATATGTATGCTATACTGCTACCACATACACTTCCTCGCCCAAAACCAGTAGGAATATTGTTGTTATGACACCATTCAATCAATTCAGACATAGATAACATGAAACCTAACATATTTGTTGCCTTAAATACGTCAAATTCCTCTGCAATATTCTTTTTAAACTGAGGAATCTCTTCAGGTTTTATCTCCCCCGTATTAATTTTGCTTTTAAAGTTGTTAAATATCTTTTCTTTTATTACTTTTTCATCATCGTCATAAAGAATAGGATATTTAGCAGCCTTATCTAATTCAAAATCCTCTATTGAAGCAGCTATTACATTGGTATTTTCTATTGCTTCTAGAAAAACATCCTCTGGGAGAGCATTTTGTTCCTTAAACATACCTATTAATTCAGAATATGACTTATATGTAAGGTCAAAAGTATCTTCATTTTGAAATTCTATGCCTTTACTTAACTGTAACATACTTCTACACTCAGCTTTATAATTGTTTAAAGAATGAGTGTCTGTAGTTGCAACTAATGGCTTATTAAACTTAGTAGAAAGTTTATATAATAACTGATTATATTCTTTTTGTTCCTTACAGTTATGTGGTTGGACTTCAAGATAGTCATAATGTCTTACTAATTTAAAGAATAACTCCATATTACTCTGAATATGTTTAGAATTTAAAGGAGAAGCAAGACATGCACTTAACTTAATTACATTATCACTAATATTAAAGAACTCTTCAAAGGTTATACGAGGTTTATAATAGAAATGGTCTTTCTTATTGCTTAAAGAAACTAATTTATTGATTTCTTTAACCCCTGCTAAGTTTTTTGCAAGCAAAATAGTATGATAATTATCACGTATTTGTGGCTCTAATGCCTCTGTCATGTATACTTCTACACCATGAATATATTTTATGCCTTCTTTGTCGCATAATTCTTTATTAGATACCCAATTATAAATAACTCCATGATTAGTTAAAGCAATGGCTTGCTGTCCCAGTTCTTTTGCTCTCTTTATATAGTCAGAAAACTTGGTGCAGCTGTCTAATAAACTTCTATCATCATGCAAATGTAAAACTGTATAATTATTCATACCTCAATCCTTTCTACAAGCCCCGTATATGCCCGTAGACAAACGTTTATTATTAGTCTGACTAAGTAATCATACCATATAAAACGTTTGTCTACAAGCCTTAAAATGCCTTATATATTTTTAAAGAAATCACCGAGAATATCTTCGTCTTTTTTCTCTGCTTCATCAAGCCACGGGGTACTATTCTGATATTGCTCAATTAATTCTTTCTTTCGGAGATATTCTGCAAATGGTTTATGAAGATTTGAAGTATAACTACATAAATTATACAACCAAAATTCATCCTGCTGAGTAGGTTCCCACATAAACAGACTATCATCCTTTGTTTTATTATACTCTTTTACCAACTTTTTAATCTGTTGACATTTAGAATATAAATCTTTCTGTAATGTTGTTGCGCTTTCCTCTGTAAATGGCACTCTTACAATACAATCTTCTAAAACAAATTTTCCTCTTACTTCTTTTGGCAGTTCATCTAAAGATGTAACCATTTCAAAATCAGTAGGATTATACCCAAACTCTTTTAACCACTTATTAATAGAGTTTTGTAGTTTGGTAATTAGTTCACATCTTTCAATGTAACGCTCTTTTATATTACCATTTTTTTGTACTTCTTTAACAGTTACATATTTCAAAAAGTTCCATCCAACATCAATGTCTTCATAATCACAATTAATCTCCTGTTTAAGACCCATTGCATACAAGAGTAATTGTCTGGCATGTTCTTGAATAGCTGCTCCCTTATACATTGTACTTGTTTTGTAGTCGATGATATGATACTTTGTCTTACCTTCGACATCATATCTTTCAAGGAAGTCAATATAACCAAAAAAGATTTCTTTTCCTCTGCCCTTTTTTATAATTACAGACGTTGGTATTTCACAACTGCATTCACCATTGAACACTCTGAAGGTGTCAAAGAAATTATCCAAATCATTCTTATATTTTGTCTTTAATTTCTTCTCGCTTTCTTCGTCAGTGTTATTAAATTTTAAACCTAATAAAGATAACTTATTCCATTCATCATCAAAAACTTTTTTGCAATCTTCTCTTTTAATTTTGCCATTATAGAAGTCTTCCATGATATCATGTACCATATTACCATAAATACCATAAGCATTTCCTAACTTTTTATCAGATGGTTCTTTCTTTATATATTTTAAAAACCATTCATATGGGTCTTGGTCAAAGGAGTTTACCCTAGAATAACTCCATATATCTTTTACCTTATATTTATTTTTTAATTCTTCTACAGTAATAGTATATAAATTATCAGCCATTGTCACTCCTATTTAATGCCCCATTCAGCTGAGCTAAACGTTTTCCAGAATACCAATGAGACTTCCTGTATTCTTCTTCGTTTTTCCATCTGTCCCAAAAATCAGACTCCTGAATAAACATATTAAGTTCATCTACAAGTGTTTCAAAATCGCACAGTCCCCACGAATCACTCCAATGATAGTTTTCTAATACTAAAGTTTTAGGTTCTTCGTGGTCAATGATTGCTAAAGTATAACTTGGATAAGACATCATGCATAACATCTCATCTTTACGAGCAAGCATCTTTACCTCAAACCTTCCAGCGAAACAATCTTCTTTTAAGTTTTTATTAATGCTTCTTATTTCTTTGTTAACTTTTCTTTGTGTCTTTTTCAATTCTTTAAATTTAGGCATTTCTTTTCTCCTTTCTACAATTATTATAACATAAAATTAATTAATTGTCAACTCTTTTCCCCCATTGAGTTACTAAATTTCCTTTATATCCTTCGTCATACAAAATAAAGAATTCAGTCCAAGAGCCCACGTCAATAACTCTACATCCGTCCCGATAAACAACTCTTGTATAATAAGATTTAAAATTATGTTCTTCGAGAAAATCAGCTATGCATTGCATAGCCTCTTCTTCTGTCTTAAAATTTCCTAGTATTTTTTCATTACCAATAGAATTTTTAAACGTCAAAACCATTTTCTTTTTTACCCTCCTTTAAAAATTTTCTTGTTCTTTCTATACACATGTCAGTGATGATATTTAAATTTGGTAATGCTTGCCAATAAGCATCTACCTTTTTTAATTCACTAACATCTCTTGGGAATGGGTCTCCTGCAGATATTTCATATTCAACTCTACTACATTCCTGCCACATAATATCTTCTCTAATATCTTCCCTAAGATTTTCTAAAGTATAATCTTTTTTGTATCTTAAATATTTTTTACAATTAAGGAATACTGAACCTGCTAAAAGCCAATTATTAAATATGTTCCACATTTCAATATCACGTTTATTGATATCATATCTAATAACATAAAATTCAAATTCAGGCATTTTGTCATTTAATGCAACTTCTCTAATTTTATTATATAAAGTAGCCATATATTAATCATCCTCAACTTCAAATTGATAACTAAGTCTTCCAACATTATATTCTGGAGATTCATCTAAATAATATGCCATTTCAATATTCTCTATTTCTTCAGAGGTAGTTGTCTTATAAGACACTTTTAAACTTACAAACGGAACATCTGAAGGATTATCAGATAAATAATTTTCAATATTAATTGTTTCTAGATTCACCCAATTAGAATCATTTTTAGCATAAACTTTATAAAAAGCTTCCTCAACTACAGATTCTAAAAATAAAATCCATTTTTTTAAATCCATTACACTATCTTTCATAACAATATCCTTTCTAAAATTTAATTCTACTTTTAAATAGTTTTATAAAATCTTCATTACACGCATCAGCAGGGGATTCTTTTTCTTTTAAAATGTTTTCTGTATCTTTTATGTAATAAACATTCCTAATCCCTTTAAATTTTTTGCATGCCTTAAATATATCTTTGTCTTCGACATCTTTATCCCATGCAATTATAATATCAACGTTTAAACTAATTAATATCTCCGCTTGTTTATCTGTAATACTATGTGTACAGACAGCAACTCCTGTCCCATCATGCAAACTGTATCTTTTTAATACGCTTTTTTCTGCTTCATATACAACTACATATCCATTTTCAATTATACTTTCATAATTTTCAAACAAACCATATAGGTTATCCCCTTTTTGATGAGGGACAATAGGATAGTATTTAGGTATTCCTAATAACTCAGCATTAGGAATTGTAGTTCTAGACATAACACCGATTACTTTCCCACTTTCGTAATGTCTATGAGGGATAATAATCTTTCTTCTTGTCCCATCATATTGAATATTAAATGCTTCTCTCGCTAATTCTGTAATACCTTCTTTAACCCAATTAATATGAAGATATGGTTCGTAATTTGCTACCTGTATATCAACTGTTTCTTGGTCTACATCGGAATTAAGATTCCTGTTTTTATATTTTGTAAAAATATTTAAAACATCTTTTGAATTTTCTTGATAAATAGGTTGTTCGTATTTATATTTAAACCCTAATAACGCATGAAGATATTTCATCGTTTGATAAAAATTTAAATATAAAGTCTTCATGCATAGAGTATATAAATTACCACTCCAATTATTAGTATAACAATAAATTCTTAACGTTGACTTATTAGTAGCAAGAGCAGAAGGATTATCCCCATCTGGTCTAGTTGAACGATATTCTTTGCCAAAATCTTTTATGTTATGACATCCCAAATCTTCTAATATTTTTGGTATTAAATCATTATCTATAATATATTTTTGCAATTCTATACTGTTCAATTTATAATCCTCCTTTCTCTTTCTACTAATATTATATCATAATTATCTTATTTCGTCAACTATTTTCTTCAATTAATTCTTTTATATATGGTAATTTTTTTAATTCTGTTATAAAGTCATCCCACTCTTTAATCTTATGCCCTGTTCTCTGTTTAATAATATTAATTACATTTTCATAATTCATAGTCATAGTTCTCTTTTGATTATAAGATTCAGGTAAAAGTTTGATTAATGCATCCCAATACTTTTTTTCTTTTGTCACGACATATAATTTTCTAAGGTTCTCACACTTAAATACAATATCTTTTATCCACTCATCATAAATCATGTCGTCTACCCCCTCGAAGGAGAAGTCCGATATATCAAATGGCTTCTTGTGAATGGTGTGCATTGTGGAATAACTATTAGTAGTCACACCTATTTGATATTTGTCTGCCTGTTTCCACCAATATAACGGAGCTGTAATGTCCATACTAACAAAGATTTGTCTAAGATATTTCCTGTGTTCTGTGCCTGCTTTAAATAAACGTTTCATTAAATCTAAATCATTATCACCAATCACATATTCTTCTTTTAAATCTCCATTAGGTTCAATGGTTTCAACCCAACAACTATCACTTTTATTATGAGAATTAAGAGGGTTTCTCATCCCTCTTAACGCCCCTTCAAGGTTAAATGCTTCTAAATGTTCTACTTTAATCATTAATCTGTCAACCCCACACTATAATCTTCATCTGTTTTTACCGTATTTGTTTCCTCATAATATGCCTGTGGATATTCTTCTATATAATCTGTAGATGTAAATACTACATTTTCATAATCACTATAAGACAAATGACCAATATCACCAGCATACAACCAATGTACAATAACATCATCACCATCGCCTCCTGTAAGACATATAGCATAGCCTCTATTTAATAATATTTTACAAAGGCAGGCAACATCTTCTTCAGTATCTAAGGCTAAGCTCCCTTCCTCTCCATGAGGAATATTTTTTAAAATCCGTTTACGCCAACTTTCTTGTAACATAATATTTAATTTCCTTTCTAACTTGTAGCCAAGTTTTCAATATAACAATAACCAATTTCTTTATAAATATTTCTACTGAAATCTACTTCAGCAACTATCTGCCTATCTGTAGAACCTTCCCTAGATTTAACTACAAAGAACACTTGATATCTTTTCCTAGGGTCTAGAGGAATTTCTTTTTGATGAACTATACCATAAGCATCAACTTCATCCTGATATACTTTAAGATTTTCTTTTTCATCATCAAATAGTTTTCTCATCATGATGGCGGTAGATGATACATCACTTATACCCTTGGCTTCACCAATGCTATCTAAATCATATTTCTTCATTCTTACACTTGCCTTATTTAATTGCATTGTACATAACAAATGGACATTTTTATTCGCTGGTTTTACAGTATCATATAAAGCTACCATATTTTGATTCATCTGTACACGAATATTTTCATTAGCACCTGTCGTACTATCAGCCTTGAAGGTATCAAGAATAAAATACTTAACGCCTAGAGCAGAATATTTATTGATTACTTTAATAGCATTGCTTGTAGTGAATGTTTTAAAAGGGATAACAGTTATTAAGTGTTCTTCTTTCATCTTCTTTAACCAATCTACTGCTTTCATGATATAAGATTTTACTTCATCATTCCAGACACCTTCTTTTAAAACATATTTATGCAACTCATAATTCAATTCATTGTTAACATACCAAACGATTAATTCTCTTTGAACTCTTGATAAGTCCTCTTCGTTAATCATTATAACACATTTTTCTTTGTGTTTAATTAAAGAAGGTACGTGCACATCTCTCACAAAAGTAGATTTACCTGCGTTAGTAACACCACCAATCAATGTAACATTACCCAACATACATCCGCCAGTCTGTTGATTTAATAAGGGCATATTTAAATATGGTAATCCAACCTCTGCACCATTTTGTAAATCTTCAATTAGCCCATCAATGTTATCACTAATATCATAAGATTTATTTAAACTGTCACTGTGTTTTAGAAAAGTGTTATTAATTTGTGCCTGTAGAATTGCATAAATTTCATCAAGAGACATGTCCGCAAAATCACTTAACTTATCTTTGACTGGGAACCCCTGTTTATTCATTTCAAATACAGCATTCCACTTTTGTAATTCTAATACATAACCAACAATGTTTTCTTTCTTTATAAAAGAACCAGCCTTTATGATGGTATCATAGCCACCATACTCTTCATACTTCTCTTATAATTTAAGATGTTTTTCTAAATAAAAATTTACAGTCAGCTCATCTATGCTTTCTTTTTTTTCTTCAATAAAAATATCGTGGACTATCTGCCAATAAACTCTCCATGTATTTGTATGAAAAGATTCTAATTCTATATCTCTAAAATCATACATTACTTCTGGGAACTTCCAAAAAGTTGCCACAACATTTGCTTCTGCTGGAAGCATATAATTTAAAAGTATCTGCGCTGTTTCATAACGTTCTTTTTCAAAAGGTGTTAATTCTTCTACCATAATTTATCTATCTCATCGCTCCTTAATTCTATCGTTTTTCTAACATAATTATCTCTACCATATAACAAATTATTTTCTGCTAAATATTGTGCATCGTCAAGTGTCCGATTCTTTTGCTCTTGTATCTTCTTGTTAAGATTAACTTTCTTTTTAATATCATTCATACTGTTGGCTACAACCACCATCATATAGTTAATCTTATGTTTTTCTGTCTTAAATGTTTTGGTGTTAAAAGCGTATTCAATCCGATTCTTATTTATCATAAATGAATATAATATCATTTTATAAGTGTAATTGAATACGCCATCTTCACCTAAAGCAAGTTCGTTTATTTTCTTTTTTAAAAATGGCGGAGTTTTTTGAGTGTCACTATAATATAAGATATTATTTTTAACATAGTTTAATAAATCATTTAACTCTTTCTTCTCTTCCTTGGTCATATTTTTCCTCCTTCCATTTTATTATATCACAAACATTATTACTTGTCAATATGTTCACCCCTATTTTTAGGGGCGTAATTATTAATTCAATTTTTCAATTGCAGATAATAAACTAATTAACTTGTTTAATTCTAAACTATCAATTGCATCTGCATTAGAAATTTCATATTCCTTAAAGATAGACTGCAACTTTGCAACGCTTTCTGCTTCTTTCTTTGAGAGAATATTCTTCATAGAATCCTTAATTGAAGTGACCAGTTCTTCTCTTCTTCTAGTATCAGCTTTCTGCTCCTTCTTCTGAGCATTCTCTGAGAGAATTTGAGAATCCTTTTCTTCTTTCTTAATCTGCTTTTTCATTTCCTTTTCTGAAATTGGAACCGACTGAGAATTTTTAACTCCTTCTTTAAAAGCCTGTAAGAAATTTTCTGCAGATAATGGTAACTTTTCAGGCATACCTACAAATCTACTCTTAGCATCAATCAAACCTGTATCTCTAAAATACATCATGCGACTTGAGCCAGCAATTCTTCCTGCCTTATCAGCATTACCACCTACGACATTAAGTTCATTAACAATATTAACTACCATCTGTGCAGTGTCAGCTACGGCTCCAAAGTATTTATTTGACAGGTTGTTTGTATACTGTTCGTACACATCGCCAGTTACAGGGTCAATCTTATCCTTAACCTTAACATGTCCGATAATGAATACTCCATATCCAGCGTTTCTTAAACGAGAAATCTGTTCTGTTACAAGTTCTACAGCACGCTGCTGTCCCCGTCCGTAACCACCAAGTGCTGCATTAAGACTCTCAGGGTAGGTACCCTTCTTCTTCTTGTGCTCTTCAAATACTCTCTGTTCTGCTAAAGGATAAAGTTCATCTAAAGTATCAAGACATACAATCTTAATTTTGTAATTTGATTTATTATTTACTAAATCATCAATTACTTCTACGAGACCACGTGTCCAATATTCTTCTGGTACTCCTTCTTCACTTTCAGGATAACCATATTCCTTTGTCCATTCATGAACTTCTTCAACCTGTAAATCATCTAATGCATGATAGCCACTTTCGTTTCCGCAAGAGATTAACAATCCGCATTCTGGAGAACCATATTCTGCTTTGACAATATCTCTAAACAGAGTTGTCTTACCGATTCCTCTCTGACCAATAAGGACATACTGAGGATAACTACATAAATCAACCTTAACTTTATTCATCTTAAATGCCATAAATAATTACCCTCCTATCCAAATAATTCCGCAAACAGCGCATCATCGTCTTTTGGCGTTTCTAACTTTGGAGCTGCCTTTTCGACTTTTGGTTTTACAGTTTCAGATTTTGAATTCATAAAATCAAAATCATCTGTTGTATACTTTTCCTTATTGTTCATGATTAACATCTTGCCATCCTGAATAATAACTCTTGGTCTATTGAATACCATCATCTGTATTAATGAATTATTATTCGTTGCAATTTTTGCTAATTCATTTTCAGAAATCAAGCCTAACTCTACAAGCTTTCTGACGTCTTCAGGGACATCTTCCAGACCAACTGTCTGTGTATTACCAACAGATACAATGCTACCTTCAATGGTTGTCTCTGCTAAATACTTATTCATTGGTCTAAAATATTCACTAATAATCTTCTTCCAATTATCACTTTCTTTTGTGTTGATATAGAACTTAAATGGTAAAGGTAAAATTGACTTTTCGATTCCATGATATTCCTTCATGTATTCGGTAACAAAACAATTCATTTCTACCATTCCATTTTCATCAACACCTTCTAAAGAATCATAACAATCTTTGTCCGTTACTACTGTCATAGTAAAGTCAGCATGCAGTACAGGATTTTCTCTTTCATTTAAATAAATTCTCTTAATATTTAAAGTAAATAACGTCTTACCCTGTTCATCTACTCTGAATGAAATATCGCCAGAGATATTTAAGACCATACCATCTTCAAGTGTAGCCTGTAAATATTTAACAGCGTCTTCCTTTGCCAAGAACTTCTTTGAAATTAATTTACCATCAGAATCTTTTTCAATATTGAAAATGGTGAAGCTATCCAGAGAAATGTTTTTCAAAATTGAATCGTCAAATCTGTTTTCAAATGGCACCTTAATCTGCTTCTGATAATCGGTTCTAATCTTGCCATCTTCTTCCTTGATTCCTAAGGCATAAATAGTATTTTCACCAGTGACAAAATGACCACCTACTAAATTACAAAATACATTTCCCTGCCCACAATCTAAAACTAGATTTGCATTTGAATAAATATAATTACTTCCCTCTTTACGCTTATCAATATTAAACGTATTGTTTGTTAATCTTAACTTCCCTGTTACATTAAAATTTCTAATTCCTTTTTTAAAATTCATAATTTCTTTTACAATTTCCTTTCTTTACAATTAATCACTAACCCATAATGTTTTACTTTTTCCTAATAAACTCATTGCCCAATCATCAAGATACTCTTCTGAATATCCTCTTCTTAAATATACATCTCTTAATGTACACTTACCTTCAATGCTTGCCTTGCGAGGATGATAGATATAATTTGCTTCTGCTAACTTAACTAAATCAATTAAATTTTCACAAGTCTCAAGTAAAGCCTTTACGCTACGTTTTGTCTTTAGTTCTTCTGCAGAATTTAAATAATCTTCTTCGCATTGTAATACACTTGGAAAAGTAAATGATGAATGATAAATCCCTTTGATATCTGTATAATGATTATCACATTCATTTAATACATCATTTACTACTTCCTCAGGTAGAATATGATTTTTTAAATACTCTTTTGCCAAAATACTATCCTCCTTTCTACATATATTATACAATTTAATTTTCAAAAAATGCAAAACGATTTTGAAATTAAATTTTAATGTATATGATAGTAATTGGATAATATATGCGTTTAATCATCTACTGAAAAGAATATATCCTCTATCTTTACACAATCCATTGCTTCGTGAATTTTACCATGCGTTGCTTTATTTAAAGCAACTTCTGCCGTAAGTAATTCATTAGACAAATTTTCATTTTCAATTCTCAAATTCTTAATTTCTTTTCCCAAATTCAGAATTTTATTTTCATATAAAGAAACCAAATCTCTCATGTCTTTATATAAACAATATGCTGATATATTAATATCTTCTAAATCACTTTCTTCTATCATGTCTTCATTTAATAATGAGACATTATAAATTATATGTATATTGTTTTTTATTTTTTCTTTTAATTCTTTAATATCCATTCCATTCTTCACGCTAACCCTTTCTATTTACAAATTACTACTATCGTTAATAATATAATTGCTATAACAATTAACTTACCACAATCTAAGAATGCAGCTCCATAACCCTGTTCATTCTTAATTCTTTCATTACGTGCACACCATCTTAATATTAATTCGACATGCATATTAGCCATTAATAATGACGCTGGAAGACCTAACAGATATTCAATTGCAGATAAATACTGACTACCAAATATTAATAAATAATATAACAATCCAATAATAATTGTATAGAATGCTCTTTTAATTGCATACTGTTCTTCTAACGGCTGTTTATCTAAAACTAACATTGCTAAACGCCAAATTAATGGTACAACTCCTACTACTACAACTAACATTTTCTTTCACCTTTACCTTTCTATTTTTAAAATTTAACTTACAAAATCCTCTTCATCAAAGAAATATTCATTTAACAAATCACAAATTCTATTCCGCATTTCGTTGATTGCATCTTCCTTGTTATCTGCAACATAATCTTCCAGTAAACGACCTTTATATTCATCTGTAATAAAATCAATTTCTTCCTTAGAATATGTTTCATCGAACTGAAGACCATCCACACAAACAAATACTCCCTTTTCTTTTTCATAAACTCCAACAAACATTTCGCCAACACTACACTTTTTAATAAACTTCATTCTAATTTCTCCTTTCATTTACATTTTTATTATAACACATTTCATTTCGTTTGTCAATATCTAATTTTCAAAATGGCAAATCCAAATTAGGAACATGATTACTTAAAATATATTTTTTATATTTTACTGGTTCACCATATCTATTTCTTCTTAATAACCATTTATCCTCTATGTCATATTCCAATCTTAACTGTCTAATATATTCAGATAATCTTGTACAACCTAATTCTTGGATTGCTTCCCAACTAGTGATACTACCATAATCTTCTAAATATTTAATTATTCTATCTTTCATTGTAAACTTTTTCATTTCTTTCTCCTTCCCAAGTACTCAAACTCATAGATATTCTTAAAGCATTATTAATTTTTTTCATTATCTTCATATCGACTGAATAGTTTTTCTTTCTTAAAATCTGTTGCTCACTTACTGTTGTAACTTGTTCACATAAAGCATAACTATTTTCTTCAATCTCAACATGTGTAGGTAAGATAGGTTTATGTTTAGTGGTTAGGGGAATAACGATATAGGTGCTACTATATGTGTTCCCATAATCATTAGACACCACTATGCAAGGTCTGATTCCCGACTGTACACTTCCCGTTCTTATTCCTAAATCACAATAAATAATATCTCCTCTTTTAATGTCCCATTTAACCATACACTTCACCAAACAGTCCTAAAATATTAATGTCCCACAACCAATCTTTAATTCTTTCATATGGTAATGCCATAAGCTGATTGTAAAGGTCAGTGTAATCTTTCCAATCACCAATTTCATTTTCAAACTCTTCTGTTATCCAACATTCAAAGTAATCATAACAGAATACTCCGCTTAATCTACTCATTAAATCGTCAAAGTCTACAAATTCTTCATCTTCAATTGATGATAAATGTGCTTGCCAGTCAATCAATTTCAAGACCAATTTTCCATCTTCATTTTTTGAAACCACTAATTCAAATTCCATTATCTCTAATACTTCTAATACTGTCTTGTAATCCCAATATGTTCTCATAATATAGTTTTCCATTTTTAATATTCTCCTTTCAATGATAAATAATTAATTCCTTGAAGAGCCAACTTCAAACCTAACTCTTTCCCTTGAAGATAACCCTTATCCCAATCAGACAATCTGTTATATGTATAAGTGTATATCTTATTCTCAACATTTTGCAATTCATATGCTAATTGTTTTTTCAATTCTAACATTTCTAAATTCTGTTTTTCCATTTTAATATTCTCCTTTCAATATCTTTTTCAATTCTCTAATTTTAAAGCCATCCTTATTATATTTTCTTGAAAGCAACTCACCATTAATTTCACCATCCCATTCAACATATTCGGGAGTAAAACTTCTAAAAATAAAATCTGTATCTGGACTATATCCATTAGTAGATAATCCTTTATGTGCCCACATTCCATTTGCACATCCTGTTACACCAACCTTGAAACATACATATCCATCAAATCCTAAATCAATAGCATTGTTTAAGAATGAGTACATATTTTTCAAATCAGTTAATGACAGAGAATTTTTCCACCAATCAAAGATTGACAATTCCTTATACACTTTCCTAATCTCTAATCCAAATCTACGATTGTATTTTCTAATATCGTTTTCCATTTCATTAATATGTTCTTTTACTAAGTCTCTTACTGCTCTTGCATTAATCTTTTCAAATCCATCTTTCATTTTCGTCACCATCTTTAACCTTTCTAACTTTACATTTTTATTATAACATATTTAATTACATTTGTCAATACTAATTTTTAAATTTCTCAATCGGTTTAATGCCACATATAATTAAATCTTTATTTAATTCCCATACGCTTGAATAATATTGGTCTTCAATAAAATCCTTTACTGTTTCTCCAAAGAAAGCTACACCGCCAAAGTCTGTATCGTCATCTTCTAGTACATAATTCAAAACTTTTTTCACTGGTGTGTTTCTAATTTTCTCAAACAGTTTTAAATTTTCTAAATCCTTTTTGTCCTTATATTCAAGCCCAAGAAATAAACAATCTTCACATACATAAATCCACGTGCCGTGAAACAAATATCCCTCTACCATATGATTATCACATATAGGACATTTCATATTCACTTCATATGTATCATAATCTGAAACTTTATTTCCCATCTTAATTCTCCTTTCTGTCTTTTACAACATGGTAATAGTACCACTCTGCACCCTCTTCAATTAAATGAACAATTTCATTTTCCAAATCACCATCATTGATGATACAATTATAAGTCTTTTTAACTAAATTGTCAAGTTCTTTTTCAGAAATATTTTCTAAATCTTCATCCTCAACATTGTTATTATATAATAAATTTTCAATAATACCATAAATCCAATTATTCATTTTAGCACCTCTCTTCCTAGTCTTCTAATCCCAGACTTGCCTTATACTTTTCTTTTGCATTGCTAGTCACAATCTTTTTCATTTGTTCTTTCGCAAACTTTTCAATTGTTGCAAACTCACTATTAGACAATCTGTCATATTCTCTGTCTGTCAATCCAACAACCAACCAATGACACCCCATAGGATTGTCATGTGAATATTCTTTTAATAGAATGCTTTTCTCTCCACGTGTTGTACCCTCAATGTAAAATTCATTGTCATAGTCTACGGATAAAGCGTCTTCAATATTGTTTTTAAATCTGTATGCATTTCTTCTTCTCCATCCATAGCCAAGTGCAAATACTAAATACTGTTCATGAGGCTTAACTAATTCATTGTTAACAAACTCACGATAAGAAACTGTATCAAAGAAATCAAAATAACAATCTTTATATTCTTCTTTTATACCATTAAGTTCATTACCATTTAACAGATAAGTATCTCCATCCATATCAGTTATTGCATATAAACTAAATTCATTTGCAATTCCTAATCCACTCCAATTTTTTAAATCTTTAATCTTCATAATATGTTCACCTTGTTTAACCTTTCTACGAGTACATTGTACTACAATTTATTTGTTTTGTCAAGTGTTTTTGATTAATTTTTCATAAAATTAATCTTCTTCATCATCGTCTTCTTCTTCATCCTCTTCATCTTTAATACCCAACATCTCAAAGATATTTTCCCAATCGAACCATAACCAATCGTTAACTTCTGTAAGTGTTGGTACGTTGCCTGAATAAGTATCAAATACCTCATCAAACAAATCCATAAATTCATCTTCTAAATTTTCATCCATTATGCGTTGTAATGTTTCAGTCGCACCACTCCAACTTGCACAATATAACTGATAAACATCATAATCTTTTTTAATCTCCATAACTTTTCACTCTTACCCTTTCTAATTACACCTTAAGTATAGCATACTTTCTAATCATTGTCAAGTGTTTTGTTAACTTTTTCAACATATTTTTTTGTGTTGACGTTAGAACAATATTTATCAAAAATATCTTTAATAGTCTGTCTTTCTTCTTTAGACATGGTTGCATAATAATATCCTTTACTTCCAATATCTGCAACGATAATATCTTCTAGCCGTTCTGTAAAAGTTAACATCTGCTGACAATCAAAGTCATAAAAATAATCTCCATTGTTAACATCAGTATCTAAAGAGACAACCTCTTCTAAATGACTTTTAAATATTAATTTCTGTAAAACATTCCATTCATCTGTAGTTAATTTAACATAGTAATTCATATCTGTTCTCCTTTCCAATTACGCCACCATTATAACAGATATTTCCTACCCCGTCAAGCGATATTTTCACTTTCACATAATTTCACATAATTTAAATCTGTTCTGCTTTCAATCAGCATTCTAGAACCGTTTTATAGACCATATATTATACATCACATATTTTCACATAATTATTTCACATTTCTTATTTAAAAATATTTCACATTTAATATTTATATTTTTTAAAAATAAAAATGTATAATATAGATTATTTACTACATAGTATTTTTTGTGGGAGAGAAAAAATAAATCGACTGAAAGGTTCGGTGATATTTAAAGAGTCGATTTATTATGTTCAGTTATTAACTGTGTACTTCTATATTGTCACTACATCTCAGATTTTCAATATTCAAATAGCAAATCTCAAAACACTTTTCTATATTGTCAAATCCTGTCAAGTCACAATAATAATATGTCTGTTCTACAATTTCTTCTGCCTCTTCTTCAGTTACCTTATCATAGTACATACTTTCATCAACTAACTTTCTAAAGGTGTCGCAAGCAATTACTTCTCCAACATTGTTTTTTAAACACAACATTGCTACTTCTTCAATACTGATTTCATTTCTATCACCTAAATATTCAGTCACATCCAAAGTATCTAATACGTAACCACTACCACTCCAAACGTAAACCTCTTTTGGTAAATCCGTTCTTATTTTTTCAATTTCATTTATCAATTTCTGAATTCTATTCATGCTTTACACCTCTCTTTCTGTCTTAATTATAACACATCTTAATACATTTGTCAATAGAAAATGTTAAACTTTTCTTCAAACTTTTTAAAGTTATCACTCCACTGTAAGTATTCACATACACATGTATATAAACCTCTGTCATATCTGTCATACTCACTATTAACAAAGTCTTCTGCAATTTCTAAACATCTACTATAAACAATATCAGTTTCAGCATTGCCACTATTTTCAAAAGCCGTATGCAATAAATCATATCCAAGCATAAAGGCAACTTCAAATACTTCTAATTCTTTTACTCTATTCATAATCATCTTCCACCTCTTCTATATATTCTATTACTAATAAATTGTTTAGAAAGTTATTTTCTATTGCATAATTTATAAACAGATTAAATAATTCTGCTATATCTTCAACGTCAAATTCTGTTTCTGTAAAATCATCTGTTCCACTATAACCAATCCTATAAGTTTTCATTTTTCTTCTCCTTTACAAACTCAATCATTTTATTCTTTAATCTTTCTGCCCAGTCTTCTTTATCCCATTCAATTTCATAATGTTCAAAATAATCTGTATCAGTTTCCCAAAATCCATTATCTTCTTCCCACATTAAATATATAGCACTAGCGTCAATTCTTTCTTCTGTACCATCTTGCTTATAATTAACATCAACATAATAATTATATTCAGCTCCAAGTTTATCGCCAAATATATATGCCATGCCCCATTCATCCCATACTTCTTTCTTCTGATATTCTTTACTTATGTTTAATTCAAAATCATAGTTTTCATTTACAGTTTCAGTCTTCTTTTCTCCGATATTAATTTCTTTAATTTCATTGCCACTTCTTATTCTAATTGTATAATCACATGGACGGTCTGTGCCCGACCACGTTCCTATACTTAATACTTCACTTTCTAAATCGTCTGTATCTACTTTACTCAATAATTCAGAAATCATTTCTCCAACTTTCATTTTCGTACCTCACTTTCTAAATCCAAATTGTCCTTACTTCATCTGCACTTACATTAATAATATGTTCTATAATATTATCATATTTTGTTATGATATATTCTAGTATGTCTACATAAGATATTCCATTTTCACTTTCAACTTGCAAATTCGTGATATCTTTTTGCATTTTATCAGCGTCAACTTCATAACCTCTTCTTACAATTAAAGTTACAATTATTTGTCCATCATAACTATCTCTAATATTAATCAATCTGTTCATAAACACCCACCTTTCATTTACAAATCCATTATAGCATATTGATTTACATTTGTCAATATCTAATTTCAAAAATCTAAAATCAATTTTAAGGTACTTTTTAAGCCGTTAGAGAAAGATTTTAGTTACCCTTTATAACTTATCAAGTTAACCTCAAATCTCTCTCTACGTGCCTATACGGAGGTTATACAGCGTTTTAATCAATAAGGCTTGACAATATCTTCTACGTCTTCTAAAAGACCCCAATCATATAATGTTTCGTGATTGCTTAAAACATTGTCAATCTCTTTTAAATTCTCCTCAGTAATTCCCCGAAGACTACCATATCTCTGCCAAATAAACATACCTAATTGCATGGTGTGATAATTATTAACCATAAAGGATAGATTATCTAATTCCTTAATTACCTTTTCAACTTCTTCTCTTCTAATTTCCATTTTCAAATCTCCTTTTTAATAATCATTTCCCATAAAATGCATGCCAATAATATCTCCAAGTTCTCCTAATAGTTTCCTATAAGGTTTATACTCTTCAATAAGTTTACATCTTCTAATACAATCGTCTTGTCTTGTACTGTCTTTTAAATCAGTAATCCGTTCACCACGGCACTTACATTCACCATTTAATGCTTTAACTAATAATTCAATTTCTTCTTTTGTAAATTCCAAATTGTATTTTGTTTCTACTGTTTTCATTTTCAAATCTCCTTTTTATATTTCTAATTTACTGATATAGGATTTTCAGCATATGCATAGAATTTATTTTCAAACTTTTCAAAGTTATCTATAAATTTCCTCATAGCAAGTAACATGTGGTTCGCATATTTTACTCTCCAATCATGCCCATAACCATCTTTATTTAACATTTCATAAAACCAATTCTCAACTTTTAAATCCCAATCTTCAATTTCATCGTTCATAAATGGCTTTACTTTCACAAATCCGTCATACAGATTGCCACAATCCATAACACAATCCATGCTTATTCCACGACTATTGTTGTTATACAAACTTAAACCATAATAATGGAATTCACTCGCACTATATCCATTGTCTTTTAAACACTGTGATACTGTAATCATGTTTACAATTCTCGGTAATAAATCGTCAATATCCATTTTTAAATCTGCATATTCATGAATAAGATTATTGACTTCTTCTTCACGGCTTAAGTCTCTCTTGTTTGCCATCTGCTTAATATGTTCTAGTCTGTTCTGTAATTCGCTTTCGCTTTTCAGTCTAGCAATTTCGTTTTCTAAATTCTTAATCTTAATTTCTATATTTGTCATTCTAATCACCCTATTTAACCTTTCTTAACTTTACGTCTACATTATAACACAATTTCTTTTGATTGTCAACACTTATTTTCCTAAATGTTCATACCAATCACTACCTAAATACTCATCCATATCTTCAACAATTTCTGCTTTAAAATCATCTCCAATATAATATGTCGGACTTTCTAAATGGTCTATGAGTTCTTCTTCCATTCCATACTCAGCAATGAAAGATAATAACTCAAACGCTAAACCCTCAAGTGTAACTCTTAAATCGTGCTCATCTTCATACTTAAATTCAAATCCAATATCATCCTGTCCATTTCTATAAATCTTCTTTTCCATTTCAATACCTCACTTTCCTTTTCACATTTCCATTATAACATATTGATTTCTAAAAGTCAATACCTAATTTTAAATCTTCTTTCCAACCTAGCCGTTCTAAATTTTCAAAAGATAATCCATAATCACACTCGCCACCAACCCAAAATATATTATTATCAACATCAATACTATCGTCAGATATATTAATTTTATTTCTATCAATAAAACTCAATATATCATTAATGTCGTGTACTTCAGTTACTGGCACTCTTTTCGTAACCATATAGTCCGTATTAAAACATAAGTTACCCGTTAAATTAATTTCCATATCAGCGTCACAATTATCGCATGTAAGAATATACTGATTAACATATTTATTTAATTTAAAATTACTGTCTCTGCTTACCATAGTTACTTTATAAATTTTATTATAATTCATACAAATCTCCTTTCATGTTTTCATTATAGCATATCCAAATCTAAAAGTCAATACCTAATTTTCATTTTCTTCTTCTGACTCCTCAGTAAGCTCATCTTCCCAAACATCACTTAAGTTCTCTAATAATTCAGCGTCAATATCACTATTGTTTACACTGTAAATAGCATAAGCAAGTTCTTTACATAAGTCTACTAAAGTACTTTTGTCCATCTGATAATATTCACATGCTACAAAGTCATATAATCTGCCGTCTTCAATTGCTTTAATAATATCAGTCTTCTTTACCATAGTTATCACCTATTCAATAATACCCTCTCGGTCTCCATCTCTGCTACCTACATAGTCATATAACTTTTTAAATGTTACATAGCGTTCATTCTTTTTAATTTCTTCAATGACGCTCTGCTTTTCGCCTGCTTTAAAACGCTTAATATCATTCTGTCTCTTATATCTTTCTAAATGTCTAGCAATAATATCATCCATCTCAGTACTTATTGCACCAACCATACATGACTGATATCTAAAGTTTTCCCAAGTTCTGTTATAATATCTAACCTTATGTTCAGTAATTTCAACACCATTCATAAATAATGTAACTCTGTGACCCCATGCTCTACTAGTTTCCCAATATTCACATACAAATTCAAATTCATCTTCACCAACTGTATACTTCTTAATTTCCATACTTGCCACCTTGCCTTTCTACGCCTTTATTATAGCACACTTTATAACCTTTGTCAATATCTAATTT